AATAAACCGAAAACCAGAGGGGATTAGACCATCCCACCACCGTTAAAAGAACGAGGCCACCATGTACACACGCTCCTTTGTTCTCATCATGTCTTTCTCTCTCACAGGTTGCTCATTTGACCTGAGTCATCTTCGCGGAACGCCATTGGTGTTCCAAGACACCCAGAACGATGGTGGTCAGCCATTGGTTCAAGATGCTGGAATGAGTCCTGATTCAGACGATGCCTACATCTCCAATCTGGAAGATTCCCCCACCGCCAATCCAGATTCGTCGGTGTCGGTGGACGCATCAACTCCCCCAGTTGATGCAAGTAACGGCCTTGACCCAGACCTAGCTACTCCACCAAGGGAGAACCAAGTGTGTCTCTCACCATCTATCATCACCCCGATCAGGGATGTGTGTGATCCAAACCCAACATATGGTTGCCGCCTCGTCAGCCAGACCGAAATGAGGTGTGAGCCGTCAACCACCACAGCAACAGTTGGGGATCCCTGCACGGATGGTACAGAGTGTGAGGAGAGGCAGGCCTGTTTCAGGGGGGCTTGCACATACATCTGCGGCATCGGGGGACGAACCTGTGAAGCTACTGGTTCTGGTGAATGCATCAGTGTTGGGCACCCGAGGTGGGGTGTTTGCCAGACCACTTAAGCCCTGACTGCCACCGATGTATGAAAGTGTGGGTCCGTTTGGGTGGAGATGACGAAGGCTCAGCCTGTTGAACTCCTCAATGGTTGCGTGGTCCTGGATCCAGATACGTGATCTGGCACCCATGAACCTCATCTCCGGGAGTTGTCCCATTGGATTTGAACAACAAGAAGTGGTCTCTGTTCGTCTTGGTGAAGACATACCCAGCCCCTAAGAAAGGGGCCAGAGTTATCGTGACCCATCCAGAACCAACTGTTAAGTTCATCGCGACTGTGACAACAGCTTGAGCGATCACAGCAGCAAAGTTCACAGGAACATAGTTCAGTTCCACTTGTGTCCCAGCGGCTGCCCCGTTAACTCGAACTTGGACATCAAGTATAGTTGCCCCTTCAGGGAGAATTTGATTGAGGTCAAGAACAGTGGTGGCGTTTGTAGCTGAACTGACCAAGTATCTGGAAACTTGATCATTTGACCCACCACGATCCCATCGGACGCCTCCAACTCGACTTCCATAAGCTGCCATCTGTCCAACTAGAGACAATGTGATTGTCCTAGAAATCCCAGGAGTTGGGTAGAGGAAGCTACTAGACGTGACGCTTGCTGGAGCAAGAGTGGTGGTATCCACTCCATTCGTGATGGTTGTCGTACCTACATTGTCCACAACGAATACTGGAAGGAAAGCGTTGTCCTGGACTTGGATAGCGTCTCCAGAGCCCCGCTGCTCAACAAGGATTCCAACCCCAGTAGAGAGCGGGTCCATTTCAAATCTAGCCCCCACAATTGCCCCACCAGCATTCGTAAACCGGAATCCTTGTCCTGTGGCAGCTACGTTTGTGGTCTCAACCAAAAAACCACCTACCGAAGCTGCATCCAGTGACGCTGAAATGGCTGTTCCAGATACGACATTCTGGTGGCTAATGGAGATCGCTTGATCTGGGCCAAGGTGTGAGATCGCCAGCCCAGAACCAGAAGAGTTAGCCTTTGAAATATTGATTCCAGAACCCACACCAGCCTTAGAAACCGTAATTCCAGAACCCGTGGCGGAGGCCGCAGCAGCAATAGAAAGGACACTTCCAGCCCCAACGTTAGACCTACTGAGACTGAGCACTGTAGTAGTGTCGGTTACGTTGCTGAATGAAAGAGGACCCTGTGCCGCTGTGACGTTGACAAGATTCCCTGCCTCATAGGCCTGCTGAAGAGTCACGCGAGGCTCAATGGTTATGGTGCCATCAGCTCCAAAACTCAATTCGGAGTTCTTGAACGCTAGAGTGCTGACCTTCTTAGCGGACCCACGGACTGTATCTGCTGAGGAATTCTGAGGGTTAAACGAGCGGAGAGATCTTTGAAGAACGATCTTCCAGTTTGCTCCAGGATCCAAAATGACAGCACCTGATGGTCCCGTAATACCATTGAGCTGCACCTTCAAAGGGGCTCCAACGAGAGTCGTGTACTGGTAGTTGTATGGTCCGCTCCTGTTCTGAAAGTCTCCCCCAACGTTCTGACCTACAAAGAAGAACCCAGAAGGTGGGATCTCAGAGAGAGAATCCAGACTTGTAATGACCGAGGGGAAACCAACGGGATTGAGAACCTGGGAAGAGTTAGGGCTAGTGATGATCCTTTGGCCAAAGATGTCTGCCTGGTCGTTATCCCCGAAACCTGACTCCAAAGAGAGTGGTGAAGACCCTGTAACTCTGATTCCAGAGCCTGTCTGCCCAGCCTCCATGGAATATGGAACACAAGCTCCGAAGAGGACAAGTTCTTTTCGTGGGTTGTTTGGAGCAGTCAGGATTGGGTTGAGACCGTTTGGGGAGACCTCACAGAGAGGGTTTGCTACATCTGGGGTGTGGGAGAGGTATGCAACCCCAGAAGCATAGTCCACCTCAATGAACTGACGTTCTGTAACTGGCAGATCCAAAACAACATCGTTGGAGTCAATTGGCTTGTCAAAGTCGGGGACTACATCTCCACCTGGAGTCAACTGCTTTGCAGGGAAGAATACCGCACGGAATCCCAAGTCCAACAGGTTTCCAGGATCCACACCTACTCGTGTATCGAAAATGGCTCGGTCTGGCTTGGACGCCACCACAGGTGAGTTGGCAAAGTCTCGAAGGACAACAGAAGCCCCAGAAGTCCTAGGGTCAATCAAGTTGGTGAGTCTGGCAGATGCCAGCTTCTCAAGGTTCAGAGCAGAGTCTGAGAAGATCGAAGAGATGTTGTCGTAGACTTCAATGCTGACTGGCACTGGGGAGGCACTGGCGTACGGGCCACCACCGTAGAACACTTGACCTGTGAGTGGGTCTGCCTCCACTACACGACGAAGTGTGAGATCATCCGGGGGACCTGGTTTGACCTCTTGAATCTCAAAGTACCCAAAGACATTAGAAGGCTCACCTTCCGTAAGTCCTGAAGGGATTGTATCGGTCAAGTTTGAGACTCTTACGATTCTCCCTGCAACCAACGCGGCGTTTGGAGTTGGTACACTTACGACCCACTCATCCGCAGGGTAGGGACCGCCACCTCTGATCTCAGCAGATATCTGAACCAGAGGCTTGGGGACAGGAAGTTGAGAAGGTGTTCCGTAATGCTCTCCTGCGAGGATGGTACCAGTGACATCAAACCCACCTGTAGTCCAAGAACCTAGACTTGGACGTGTCTCTGGAGGCATGTACTCAGAGGTTGCACTTCTCTCTGGCGGAAGAAAGACGAAGGTACGGTTGGCTTGACCTGACCCAGAAAGAGGAGCTGGGAGAGCCGCAAGGCGTGCTACTTTTGGGCGAATGAGTGTGATTGCTCGACATCCGGTACCTCCTCCGTAGAACGAAGAAAGCAACTTCTCAGAACGCAGAATGAGCTGCAAACCAGAGAAATTGTCAACACGGAAGATCTCAAACGGGGCTTTTGACTTGAAGATTGGGGTGAGCGGAGTCCTTCCTGTGAGCGCTCCTGTAAATCCCTCACCTGTGAAAGAAAGGAGAGCGTACAACCCACCTGAATCCTCCCATGTAGAGATAGACCCACCAAGACCATAAGCACTTGACACACTTACTGGAAGTGCCGCTCCAGGCATCGGATATGGCCCAGCTTCAAGAGTCAGGGTGTTCGTACCGAAGTTGACTTCCCACTGCCAGTCACAGTAGGGAGACTTGAGGGTTGGACCAACAACCTCCCAAGAAATGGGATGGCCTAGTAGAGACGGACCCTTACCTCCAAAGCGGTTTGTATTTGCCGCATAAGGGACAAAGTCCACATCAGGCACTCCGGGCAGACCCAAAGACATCTCAAAAGAGTTCCGTGAGGGTGGTTGCACCCCAAGCTGAACTCCATTTGGCGTGTTTGCAGAGTAAGGGAAACCTGATGAACCAACCCAACTTCCAAGACCACCTTGAACTACAGGTGATCCCAGGACCTGACTGGATTGAACAGAGTCTCTACGAGTTAGAGGCTCATTCCAAGTTTGAACCCCAGCCGCTGTGCTGATTGTTTGCGCAAACGCTTTTTTGAGTTTGTCCAGAGTGTCAGTCATCAATAGTGTCCAGCAGATAACCGAGGAAACGTGCCAGGGGTAAGGTCCCTAACCTGGAAGGAGCGGCCTATCACATCCCTATCCCAAATCTCTGACACTCTCTCCAACTCTACAGACTTGCTACTTGAGACTGTATTCGGAGGTGTGGACTACAAAGAGGTCCCTTGGATCGAGTGTTTTTTCTTGGTGGAGAGAGAGGGCATCACAAACAACCTCTTGTTGGGTCTTGAAACCAAAATCAAGCCTATGTACCTCCCCACCAACCTCACTTGGAAGAAGAAGGAAGTGCTATGGAACGTCAGGCAAAAAATCCAGGGTGAGAAGTTCCTTAGGGTGGGTGTGGACGAAAACTTCGTCTTGAAGTCACTAGAGGAAATGGCACACAAGTGCGCACCATCCTTCTACGAAATTGACCCACGCATAGGGATGTTCCATATAGATGACCCCAAACCTATCCCTGAGTGCCCTCTCTTTGACCCGATCAACCCTATTGCACGTGCCTCAACAACATACCGAGTCTACCAGAAGGAATGGTCAAACTCAGGCTCCAGGATGATGGGCCAACCATCATCCTTATCCTTAGCCTTTCCATGCGTGTTCTGTTCCATTAGCGTGTTGGACGCTACCCCCTCATCCTTGTTCCGAGTCGCAACCGAAAACCGAGTGGTTTGGGGTGGCGGGAACATTGGCTGGGTGCACAGAAAATGTGCTCCTTGGATCCCTCAAAGTCGAAACATCCCTACGTAAACCCTTGAAAAAGAAAGGAAATCTTCAGTTTTAGTCTCTGGACGCCCGAAATCGATTTTGGTTTCGTCGTGTTCCAACGAAAGGATTTCAGTTTATGTTGACCTCAAAATGGGTAGTGAGTCTACCTCTTGTGATTCTTGTAACAGCTGCTTCGTTTGTGTCCTGTGTCACCCATGAGGATGTTGATGATGATGCAAACATCCCCAACACACCAGACGTCCTCGAACAAGCACCAATCCCTCTCACGGAACCTGAACCTCGTCAATTCGAACCACAGCTCTCTGAGCCTGTATTGACGGAGACAATTCGAGTTGCAGACTGGGCATCTACTCCCAGTATTCCTGTGAGAGTTCGACCCCTGACTTTTGTTCAGAGGGCCCCTAGTTTCCTTCAAGCTGCATTTGACCCGATCCCCCGAGTGCGAAACTCTGCACACACAAGATGGAACCGTCGTTGGTCTGAAGCTAGGATTTTGGAGTCTGATGGGACCGCAGGTCTCTATGATGCCACCCTCTTGGTCTTTGCTCGGGCTGTGGTTCATGAGGCCAATTGGATCCACAGACCTTGTGGTAATGGCCCAGGACCCTGTGACCCCTCAGGAGACCACAACCACGCTGAGTTTGATGCTCCCGCTATGTTTCGTGTGTTCCGCAATACTCGCCGAAACTACGAAACGCTCATGGGATCCATGCGGAACCACATGAACTACGCCACAGAAGAATTGCCTCCACGAAGAGCCAGATCTCGTTGGATTGTGGAACTGAACCTTGAAGGCTCAAGACCAAGACACTTTCCAGAGTCTGACGCCAACGGAAACGCATTGAACTGGGAAAGAGACTACCAACCTCGCTGGTTGGAAGTCATAGCTCTCTCCCGCCGTCTGTTTGCAGGACAAAATCTAGGAGTGTGTGGTGATGCCCCTCTTGTGACTTGGGGGGGACGTTGTGAAGACCAACATGGTGCATGTGATGATGCCTCAGGACATCGTAGAGGACTCGTCCCAATTGATTGTGGGAACTCCAGCAACCGATTCTGGTGCCGACCAGGAACCCAAGGTTGCCCAACCCCAGCCATTGAAAACCAAGAAACCCCACCTCAAGTAGAGACACCTGAGATGGGATCTGAAACACCAGAAGCCGTTCAAGAAAACTAAACCGTTCGGTCTATACGACCTGCGATTTCGTTCAGACGTCTCAGATTTTGGCTGGATGGGTCACCCACTCCAGCCAAATCATTTTCAGCTTGGTTGGCGGGTGCTGTAAGTTGAGATGCCACTCCCAAGAGACCTTGCACACTGTCAAAGACAGACTGCCGTCCAGCTTCTGTGGTTGAAACTCCACGCATAGCTGATTGAGCCAAAAGCCATGAGTCAGAAGCAAGAACCATCTGTTGAGACACCCATTGGGAAGCTTGGTCTGGAGCATCTACCGAAACGAATGTAGAAGCACTCGCACCACTCATGTAAGCCCCAAGTAGTAAGTCAGCCTCAGCACCTCGACATGCACACACATCGTTCTCTTCAAATGGTGTCAAGTCAGAAAGTCTGAAGGCGACATTGGACACAGGGAGATGTGTGATGGCATCCCTACTCGACATGATGTAGTTGGCCAGACCTCCAGCAATCATTGCTGTAGACCGTGTAGACACATCTGCATCGGGGTTTGCTTCACGCCATTCTCGAATAGCGATGTCAGCTCCAGGACTGTTCAAGAACTGAGGATCTGTGGCAATAGCGTCAAGAACTCTCGTGGCGTTTGCAGAGAGAGCAGGACCTGTCTCAGCATTTCCAGTCCCAGAGACACGAACAGCGCTCACGAACTCGTAAGCAAGTGCGGGGTCAACGTACTGGAACGGATCCGTACCCATGAGGGTTTCGTAGTTCCCTCCAGGCTCGATGCTCAGACCGCGCCCATACTGGTACGTTCCATAGTGCTCGTACCCAACTGCATCCGAGACAGGGAATACAGGGCTGAAGCTGCTGATCGCTTCCTCAATGACTCCCTGACGTTGATCGAAGGAGAATGGTAGTGCTCCACCCCAACTCCTACCACCAAAGAGACGACCGATGTCTCCTCTCCAAGCAGACAAAGCACTGCTGAGAGATCGAGCAACATCACCCTCAAAGACCAGACCTCCACCTTGAGTAGACGTTGAAGAGCTTCTTCTTCTAGGATTTGCAGTCCCCCCTGACAAGTAGGCAGAACGGAAACGTGTTCCCCAGTTCGTCAGAGACCCATCTTCGAAAGTCCCCCGTCCGTTGTATCTTCGAGCTAGTTCTTCAATCTGTGCATCTGTTGGTGGATTTCCAATTGCATTGGCTGCTGTTCTGCCTCTCGGGTTTGCATTGAACCAAGCCACTAGAAGATCGTCACTGACACCTCTAGGGTCTCTGTCAAAGCTCCCAACAGGGTCATTTGGATGTGTAGCAAGCAATCTCCCTCCTAGAACTTGATACACACCCCATGAAGTAGACTCGATTGCCGCATTTCTGTGTTGAGGGTACTGACTCAACACAGAGTTCACTACGGATCGATCAGTTCCGTCTCCAGGAATGGATATCCCGGTCCTATTCCTAAAAAGACGGCGTTCAAAGCGGACAGCAGTAGGCGAACCATTGGACTCGATTGCCCGAATGGACCGCATCACATTTGGGGGTATGCGTGCCCTTTGAGCTAGCTCAGCATCCGTTGCAGATGCTGTAGAGACAACTGGTTCAGGAGGAGGAGTCGCAGAAACACCTTCAGACACTGGAGTGTTGCTGCTTACAATTGCGATTGCTCTCTCAATTTGAGCTTGGTTTGCAATTGAAATTTGTTGGATGAGTGCATTGCCCTTAGCCATTAGGATCGTTCGAGCACGTCCCTCTGTGTCTGGAGAACCGAGAGCTGTGTCCGTGACCACAATGTCATTCAGTACAGCACGATTGTTTGGTGTGCCTCCCTCGATATCAGCGCTTGTAATTGAAGCGTTACCAGGCCCTACAAGACCTGAAATGCCAGCCAAAGCACGAGCGACCAAAGACCCCCCAGTTTCAGCTGCTGAAGACAATCCACCAGGCCCTCCACTTGCCACTGAGATGAGACGTTCTCCCAAGAGTCTCCCAGCACCACTGTTGGGTGTAAGGCAAGCACGGAATGCATTCGCTATGTCTGTTGTGGAGGACCCTGAACGGATTCGAAACACAAGGGTGGACCCGAATCTCCGAGCGGTCCGTTGTTCGAATGACAGTGCGAAGATCTGATCCGTCGAAGTCGGAGTTGGGTCGTGAGATGCGAATGTTCTGACGTTCAATCCATTAACCGCAGGTCGGTTTACCAGACTGACGAAGTCCTGTAACTGATCTTCATTCAGATTGACGTCCAGACCCTCCACCGCTTCCATCGAAAGTGGTATGACCCCAACTGTATTTCGGTTCGCTTGTGCAGCAGCCTCCGCAGTCTCTGCGGCTGCTGAGGATTCTGATGCAATGGTGGCTGCCAGTGTCGCTCGCTGACTTCTGAGATTGACCAAAAACGCATCTTCTCCAGCACGTGAGCCACTCTGGAAAGGTGATGTACGCTCCGAGATTTGGAAATCCAAATCTCGAAGTTGGCGTTGACGATCCGCTGTGTCTGCAACTGCTGTCTCTGATGAAGGCGTGGGGGCCCCAGAATCAGGATTCAGTGCTGTGTATCCCTGCTGTTCAGGGTCTGGATGTGCTGAAGAGTAGTACCTGTAATACCCTGGAGTGTTGATGCCAATGGAGGCTTTTCTGTCATTCAACAACTCCAGAATGGTCGCTGAGTTGTTGAGAGCACCAGTCTCATCCACGGACATATCCCGACTGGCTGAGGAAGGGTCTCTCCTACGAACTTCGCCCACGAGGAAGTTGATCAAAGAACGGATGTCGTTGTCTGGAACAGACTGAAGAACACCAGTTCCAACAAGAACTGAAGTCTCACCAGTGCCAGCTAGGAACTGGTTGATGATGTCTGCTTGTGAACGAAGCGCTGCAATTTGAGTCCGAATGTCAGAGCGCTCTGCATTCTCTTCTCTGGTCGCTTGTAGTCTCCTGTTTAGGGTTTGAGTCTCTCGATTGATCTGTGTGATTCGAGCCCTGGACTCAGCCCGAAGGTTGATCAAATCCCGAAGACCATCTCTCAGCTCGGTTGGTGTGATACGCACACCATGATGTGAAGAGGTCTGAATCCACCAACCACCATTCTGACCACCACCACCAGAAATCACATTCTCTACGGTGTTGCCACCTGATGGAGCTGCTGAAGTGACTTCAGCAGAAGGTACAGCAGCTGAAGTTCCTGGTGTGGTATTTGAAGTAGGAGTAGGAGCTTCATCGTCCACCAACATTCCAGACTCGCTCCAACCCAGTATGCTGTTTGCAACAAGAACCTGTGCGAAGTTCGAAGCAAGAAGCTCTAGCCTAGCTGGATCGATTCGAATTGCACCTCGGCGACCTCTGTTGGATACAACCCCGCCTTCTTCAGCATCCAAACCGAAGAGGAAGAATTGGGGATTAATCCGTTCAGGATCTAGGGCCATCACCACATTGGGAAACCCCAAGATTCTAGGTACTGAACTGTTATCCAGATACTGAAGAGGGCGTGGAGGGTTGCTCGTGCGACCCAAATCGATACTTCCAATACTGGATCCTTCTGGGTTCCCTGGAGGTATGAACTTCCGCCTGCGTGCAACCAGGTTGAGTGTTGTCGTACAAGCCCCTCCAAATGTGAATGCATGGGAGACCGACTGCACATAGTAGAAGCAATCGATGTGGGCGATGTAGACTGGGAAACCTTGTCTGAGTTCTGGACGCAATGGGATCGTTACAGAGGCTGAGTTCATCCCCTGATTGATTCGGTCCAGGTTTGCTACGGCTGCGTAGAAAGCTGACCTTGCATTTGAGTAGTAGTTGGACTCCAAGGAGCCCTCTCTCCACCCAAACTGAGCGATCAGACGGTAGTCGTAGTACGTGGAGCGAACACCAAATTCTGCCTCATCTACTGCCCCTCGCATGTTCTGGAATGGGCCTCCAGAAACAGTTGCGTACGTAGCCTCAGGTTCGGACTCAGTGAAAGACAGGTTGATGATGTCTTCTGGCTCAAGTCGGTAAATCCGCGATGAGCTAGTGTCCAAGTTGTAGAGAGGCGGCTTGAAAACCAAGTCCCCATCCATGTCCTGATAGAACTCGTAGCCACAGATGTTTGAGACTTGCGTCGCAATGTCGAGCTTCGACTCGTATGTCGTCTCGAAGAGATTGACTTGACCATACTGGCTGATGTCGTTGACAAACGCCTGCATTTGGGGAACTACAACACCGTAATCTCGGCCAGTACCACCCGAAGAGTCCAGGTACCTAAGGTCAGCACCTCGCTGAATCCGACCTGCTCCATCTCTGTCAATCAGATTGAACGCGGCCGCAGAGGATGCCAGAGGATCTCTCTCAGGGCGAGTTGACCCCGTGACTACGGAAATCAAACGAGCGTCTGTGCCCCCGAGTCGTGCAAGGTAAGCCTGAGTTGAACCAGAGAACAACTGGCCAGATGCACCATGCATTCTGAGACCGTACATGCCCTGCATGAATCTACGTTCCCAGTATTCCAACGTGAGGGAATACAGAGAATCCCCGGAAGCTGCTGAAGTAGCCTGCATGTTGGTTCGACCTTGCAAGGCAAACCCAACACCCGCTGCGGAACCTGCTGTATCTCTGTACAGGGAGTAAATGATCGAGAATGGAGACATTCCCGTAAAGACGTGTCCTCGTAGATTCGTCCTCACCCCAGAGTTGTTCGGACGGGCGCCAAAGAAGGACCCATTCGAGGCAATCTGCATGTACTGCCAGAAATGAAGCATTCCAGAGCAGGTCAAAGATGCTGAGTAGTACCCACCAGCATACTCGTGGTTGACTCCAGTGACCACCCCGTGAAAGGCTGGGTAGTACGGGTATTGAGGGATATCCGAGAGCTTCACACCAGAGACTCGCTGACTCTCAGGGTCAGCATCTGGGTCAGCGAGTCCTGTCATCGGGAAGTAGCCTCGGAAATAGACATGGACCTCCAAGCCATTTCGAAGAAGCGTGTTGCCATCCCTGAATATCGAGTCCCCATAAGACTTTGGGATACTGAGGGTGATGCTGGTGGAGCTAGCTCCTGGATCTACGCCAGCATCCACAGAGATACTGGTCACGAACTGCTGAATGTCGATCCGATGATGGCAAGTCCTGCATCCGGCAAGGCCCGTGTCTCCATTGAGGTACACAAGAGCGTCAGGCGTCCACTGAACGATCTTCTGCTGGTTTGGGCTCCAAGTACCCGCATATGGCCTATCAAGAAGTCCCATCTCAACCTCTCCGACTCACAACGACATCACTTGTCGTAGAGTCAACACTTACAGCAGCACCACTCCAAGGTTGAGCAGGGGCTCCACCCACAGTTGGGGCTGTCAAAATTTGGTTTCCTGAAGAACCAAGGAAGGTCCTCGAAAGACGTGATCCTGTTGATGGTGCGTTCGAGGCTGAAGGGTTGTAGAAGTTCGACCCAGGAGCATTTTGTGGTGCCACAGAACTCTTTGGGGAAGAGCGATCGAGAACACGTACTGCGGTGAACTCAATATCGAACTTCAGACCACCGCCCTGAAGGGATTCCTCCTCAGCATAGGAGAAGGAATCCATGTGTCCCACATAGACATTCTGGTCGTACTCAATCGCGGTGTTGCCCACCATGAGGTTAGCTCTTGACTTACGCCCAGTGGCATTTGCAGAAGAATCTTGAATGTACCCACTGCTTTGGTACATAGAGAAGACGGACATGAGTTGCTGCCACGAGGCTGAGTCCCTCTTCGAGGCATACTGGACACCTGAAGCCACATTCTGAGAAGAGGATGTCTTCTGACAAATGAACGCTCCAATGGTGCATTGGAAGCTGACCTTTGTTAGCTCCTCACCCCAGGACTGGTAGATGTACCCATAGCGGTTGCGTTCCTGAAACTGAGCTATCTTCGCATGAGAAACGCTCATCGAAGTAGGGTTGATCAAGAGAACCAGAGGTGGGATGTCAGCCAACCGTCTGAGTTGAAGAAGGATGTCTAAAGCTGTTGTGTCATTGGACAAGGCTGGAACGATTCGAGTAGAACTCGAACCCGGAATGGTGGGAGAGATAGCCTGGTTCCTGGCTGTATTCGCTATCCCACGTTCGATGCTGACCACGCTTGCTTCCGTAAATCCTGGAATCGAGGTGCCCGCCCTAAGAATGGAAGTCTCAGAAACCCTATCCGCTCGTGTCTGATTCAGACCTCGGATAGCTCCCGCATAGTCTGTGGTGTCTGTTGACGTAGACACACCTTCTTCAGGAGGTGTCCCAACTCGCAATGTGTTGAAGCCATCCCCCAAAATCATAGGAGGCAGTACACGCATTGTGAAAGGAGAGAAAGACCGGAGGCTGGCCTTAGACCCATCTACTGGAATTGTAGTTTGAGTCTCGAAATCGCGCTCGAAATTCGGCGGAGTTGGAAGACCCTCGAAGAATCGAGCGGGCTGTGTTGGGTTAGGCATCAGGCACCCGCCTTTGCCATTGGAACTAGAGGCACATTCACTGTACGTAGGTTGTGCTTCTCTCTCTCGACAGTGAACGCAGCTGTAATCGCAAATTGGTAGGGTTGGTCCGCTGTCTCCTCAACAGAAAAAGTCGAGAACCAGCCCCACCAGGCACCACCATCAAAAGCGACCAAGATCTGCCCCTGAAGAGCGATCTGGCCATTGATGTCATAGATAGACCCGTTGTTCTTGAACAGTGCCAACAGGTCTAGGTACTTGTCATAGGCGATGGAGTCTCTACGACCACCACCAGTGCCAGTTGCCTGCATTGTTGTAGGCAGAATCTGGGAGTTGGATCCTGTCGGTCCGGTTATGTTCGACAGGCCCGTATGCAGTCGAACAAAACCACCAGTTGTAGCTGTGAGGGAGATCTCAGCTGGAGCCGCTCCCCAGTGTGCCTCTACCCACCCACCCAAAGTTTGAGTACGTTCGATCACTTTGGTGTGGGAAAACTGCATTGAATTTGGATTCGTGTGTAAGACCATCTTCAACCCATCAGGAAGAAGGGATGTCCTTCGATCTGGAGCCAGGATATCAAACACAACTGGACGTTTGCCCAACTTCAGGAACTCATCCTGATAGGACTCAAAACTCGAACGAATGATGGGTCTTGCACTAGGCACGAGATGTCACCCTTCCTGCACCTAGTCCGGTCTCACGCAGCACACGCTTGACAACGTCAAAGATTCGTCTCTCATCTCCACCATAAATGGAGATGCTGACGGCTCCACCACCGCCACCTCCTGCTCTATCCAGAGCACCACCAGGCTTGGACCCAACGAAAGTGTCTGCTGGGTCAATGGGTGTGATAGTCCCTCGAATCCCATCACCCTGATAGATGAAGTCGTTTACTTCCTCTCCCATTTCTGGGCCATCAGAACCGGTCAACCTTCTCCTGCCATCGAGAACTTGGAGACCTGTTCCATCCATCCCACCACCCAAACGCATACCAAGACTTCCGGCAAGACCACTAAGATCTCTCCGTCCAGTCTCGTCCAAGGTCCCCAACCTCTCACTCAGTGCCTTTGAGACCGTCCCACTCTCCATGTACTCGGCCACTGCCTTGGCAGCGTCTTCTCCATTGAGCCCAGAAGCCAGAGCCAAGGAAGCTATCTGTTGCTTGACCTGAGCTGCAACAATGGCATCTGGCAAATTGCTTCGTGCTAGAGCATTACCAAGTTTCATGTCTTTGGTGAGAATCTTGTCAAGATGCTTCCTTGAAGCTTCCCCCTCAGTTTCCATGACAGCACGAGTAGAAGATGCCTCTTCTGCTACGACCGCAGTTGCCTCTTCATGAGCAGCCACAATAGGTTGAGTCACCAGATCTGCGGCATCTTCTGAAGCAGAGGTAGTGGCTGTGGCTGTGGGGCCTGCCACACTTGGGGCAACAGGGGGTGCAACTGAAACTGGGCTTGGGACTGTAGATGCTGCTACAACAGGGCTAGTAGGAGCGGCACCGCCAGACTGTTGCTGATGTCTTCTGAAAACATCTGATGCTGCCTTTGACCGAATGTTCCCCGCAGCAACACTTCCACTGACTGCTACCTCGCGCTCTTCGATTGGGCCCCCTAGGCTTTCAGCTGATGCGCGAGACATCGAGACACCTCTCTCAGTCCTGTACTCAGTCGTACGTAGGGCAGAGGTATCCCCTCTCGAAAGAGCTTCCAGGGCACTGGTAGATGCTGCAATTGCAGCATCTGCTGCCTCCATCGTAACCCGAGCGTCAGCAAGAGATGCTGCCTCATCAGGACTCAGAGTTCCACCAGTAGCTTGCTTCCGTTCGAGTTTCGTAACTGTGCGATTTGCAGCGGACTTTTCTCGATTGGACTCAGAGATACCCTTTGTCAAGCTCCCCTGGAAGTCTCTAGCTGCATTCCGTTCAGATCTGGACTTCCCAGAACCTGAGATATTGAGAAGGTCTCCAATCATGTCGATCATTGGAAGGCCAACGTCTTCGTAGATCCCTCGGAGATACTGGGTTATCTCGTTTTGCAGGATGTCTGAGATCGTAACTGTCTCGTCAAATGCGTCCTGAGCCAAGCTCAGCTCTTCACTCACAGCAGCATTGGTCTCCGCATCTCCCCTCTCCACAGAAGCCGTGAGCAAGTCCATACCACTTGTGATCTCAGCACCTGTGACCACAACCCCATCCTCTACGCGAGCAGCGACAATCTTACCGTTCTCAATGGTTGCCCCGTACTGTTCTGCCATCTGATCAAGTTGAGCATCAGAGAGGCTCTCTACATTTTCCAGATACCTCTGCATGATGGAGAAGCGACCCTCAGAGTCTGCTGCAAGCGCTTGGTATCTCTCAAATTCCGCCCCAGACAGACCTGTGATGGACTCAGCAGCCATTCTCTGGACACCCGACAACTCATTGAGAGGGCGCCCAAGAATGGCCATTGCACTCTGAAGCTTCATTGCGATCGTGGCTCCTGGGTCAAGACTGGACAACGCATCAGACATGTCCGCCATGCTCCCAGACGTGCCACGAGAGAGACTCACCAACTGTTCCAAACGACGAGCCATGTCAGGGTCTCCAGCTCTGACAGCTGCAATAAGCTCTGACTGACCCTCTCTAGTCATGCCGCCAAGTTGCTTTACGAGACCCTTTGTGGAGTTCTCATCGTAACTTGCACCACCAGCACCTTCGAGATTCTTGGTGTCAAAGTTCAAGCCCGCATCCTTGATGGCCTTGGATACAGCATCACTGGTACCACCAGCTGCAAAGTCTCGTGCGAAAGTTCGGGCAGCGGATGTTGCAGCCTTTTCGATGGTGTCTTGCGTACGACCAGACCCAGTGGTCATGATGGTCTTGTATCGCTCTTGTGTGCCTGTGTCCTTGAAGGAACCAGCAGCACCACCCAAGGTTTCCCCAGCAGCCTTCTCACCTAGGACCTTGGACATCCGAACCAAAAGTTCAGCAGTGGTATCCAAGTGAGTGTTGAGAGATGCCTGGCCAGCTGTAGCCTGAGTGATCAAGGAATAGAAACGACGAGTGCTGAACCCAGCCTCTTGAGCTTGCTTTGAAATGTTTGAGAACTGATCTGAGACGTTCTCAAGAGAAAAAGCCAAAGTATCAGTGTACTCGGCAAGGTTCCCTGCAAACTCGTTGACACCAATTCCCAAAGACTTTGCTGTAGCTGCTGTGTGGGTAAGTACATCTCCCAAGGCCTTCTCTTTGCTCGTAGCATCCATTGCACCACGAGTCAGCTGAGCCATGGAAACACCACCTGAATCAAGAGCGTCAAAGACACCCATGGCCTCTTCAGATGTGAGCCCAAGAGTCTTGTTTAGGTCTTGTGTCACGTGCCTAAGCACTGTGAGACCCTCACGCATGTTTCCCATGCCCAAGTTCGCGACAGACCGAGTCCCAAAGGCTGTCACAGCTGACTTGTTGAATTCCTTGACGTCCTTGTCGATCCCATACATCAATCCGGCAAAAGCTCCGAAAGCCACCACAAGAGGAGCCAGAACCAAAAGGACTCCGCCTATTGATCCTGCGAGCACACCCATTGCACCACCAGAAGCAGCCAGACCAGCAGCAACCTCAGAGAGCCCACCAAGGTTCTTCCCTAGACTGCCTGCCCCACTCGAAAGCATTGATCCGATGTCAACGTTGGACAAACCAGACTTCAAATTCTCCAAACTGCTTTGAAGCTTCTCGTTGAAATCATCAGCCCCTTGTGAGGCATCTCGACGAAAAGATTTCATGAAGTCCGAAGCGCGCTCAGAACCTCGAATCATCTGTTCTGTAGCCCTGTCCAAGGACTTCGCGATTTTCAAGTGCTCTTGATTGATGGTGTCAAGCTCCTTGCTGACCTTCTGAAGGCTCGCAACAGACCCCTCCTCCATCAACTTCTCTGCCTCTTGAGCACTTCGAATCCTCTCCTGTAGGAGGTCTCTCTCGGCCTTCTTTCTACGTTCGGTAGAAGCCTTGAGGTTCTTCTCTGAGAGAGTCTGTTCAAGACTTGCGAGCTTCTCCGTCATTGCTCGTGTCTTTTTAGCTGTCTGTGCAGCGAACTTCTCCCGACCCTCCACTACTTCTGCGAATTTCTTCTCAGACTCAAGACGCTTCTTCTCGAACTTCTTCAAAGCTGCCATTTGAGCTGAGAAGGTGTTCGTTGCAATCCCTTTCTGAATTGCAGATCCAATTAGATCAGCTGACTTCTCGCCTGCTTTTTTTGAAGCACGAACAAGGTCCGAAAAGTCAGCGGAAACCCTAACTACATGGTCGTTTTGCGAAGTCTTAGCCATCTAGGGTGGGTTTCCGGTTGGAGATGAGATCGTTGAGAGAGGGAGCCTCTTCTTGAGTGGGGTTGATAGAGGGATTCCGAGGGACAACCTTTCCCCCTTGAACACCCAAAACACCAGGGTCTGGAGCATCTCTCAAGTATCGGTTGAATGTCCTTGCCACAGGACTCGCCTCGACAATGAATCGTGCACCAGGTTTCTCCCCCTTAGGACGAAGCTTTGCGAGTTGTTCTGGGGTGTACCCAACAACCAAAGGCTTTGAAGCCCCCAGAGTAGCCTCCTGACGAGCCCTATTCTCGGCCGCTCTCTCAAGAGCTAGTTGAGATTCAGACTCTTGAGTCTCAACTCCAACACGTACCTTGTCCTTGTAGTCCTCAACAACTTGGTCGTGGAAGTCAAGTTCTCCAGAGACCCACCTACGCATCTCCTCCGACAATTCTGCTGCTGTCCGAGGCTGATGTATCTTGTAGGCTGGGTTGACTCCCTCTTCAGCCTCCTTGAAGATACCCAAGATTTTGTGGAATGCTGTGTCCTGAACTTCAGAACGACGAGTCTTCTCGGACTCAAGTCTTGCCTTGTCCTTCGCATCCAGCTTCTTAGCTGACTTGGATGACTGAACCGAGACAAGGACCTTAGTCAGACTCCATGAGTAGTCGTCATCCAAACGGTCGTCTTCGGCTCTATTCCACTGAACCCAACTAGACTGAAAGGAGTTCAAGCCCAGTCGTTCCACCCCTGGGAGACCCGCCTGAGACGCGAGAGTATGCGTGCCGTTGTTGGTCGCCTTCCACAACCTTCGAGATTCCTCTTCGTACAAGAAGGATTCAAAGACGGTGTTTGAATCTCGCATCCGACGAAAGAAACTGAGAGCCTGAGCAAAAATTGCTCGAACAACAGACTTGTGGGAAGCCTTCAAAATCTTCAGTACGACAGACTGGCTGTATGGCCAACCCTCCAAAAAGGGCATACCATCTACCATCCACACACTTGCGGCTGCGATGTGGTATGGCCAATCTGGACCTCCATCTTTTGCTGCTGCTCGCAAAAACCCCATGTCGTTTGAGGATAGGGACCTCAAACCCAAAGTCAAACCGCCAACCTGAAGACGTGTTGTGAGAAAACCAGGAACTATCAGAGGTACCAAGTCCTTGTAGATGGGTGCCCTCTGTTCCTTTGTTGTAGAGGGAGGCACTAGCACCTACCTATGGTTCAGGACTTCGTTGGTGTGAATCTCGGGTTTCCACGCACAGGAGCTGGAGCAACAGGCCTCACAGGATCCACCGCCTTACCCCGAGCACCGATATTTTGAGTTGGCATTTTGTAAACCTCAATGCCATCACGCTTACCTACAAGAGACGGTTGCTCAACAGGTTGAAGTGATTCTGCAACTTGCCTTGCATTCATATGGGGGGGAGTCCTACCATGTCTCCGCATCTCTATGATGCGTTGAGTCTCAGCCTCCACGGCCTTATCAAGGCTGTCAGGATCGTTTGTATCCACCATCGAGGATACAACATCTGACAGATCGTCTCTGTTCTCCATGGGATCAGGAAGAGGGCGAGATGCTGCCACCTGAGGAAGAGGGCGAGATGCTGCCACCTGAGGAAAAGGGCGAGATGCTGCCACCTGAGAAGGAGGAGAGACCTTGCCAGGTTCCTTGACTCGATCAAAAACTGAGGACCTTGGTGGAGAAGGAGAAGGTGGAGATGAAGCCTCCTCCCCATCCACATCCGTCATATACTCCTCACCATCCTCACTAGCCGCCATCTCTTCTTTCTCGTCAGAGTCCTCTGAGATAGTGCGGACCACATCCGAAGGTACGACCACAGTCGTAGACTCTTCAGGTACTGACCTCTGAGTCTCAGAAGTCTCTCTAGTTGCTGGTTTCTTTGAGGCACCTGTAGAGGAAATCAAAACTTTCTCTCGATTGGATGTGCGGCTATCTGTCTCAGATAGAGACATACGCAACTTCTCCTCCTGAAGTTCACGTATCTGGTCTTGCAGCCTCGAAATCTCGGTGTCGTAATCAACGGGTTCAAACTCGATCAAACCCTCAACTTCCTTTTCGACCTTGGAATGAAGTTCGCCAAACTTCCGGTAAACGGCAACTACCATTTGACGGCTCCAGCCGCCACTACTAATCAGACGTTGGATAGCCTCGTGTTTTCGTAGTTTTACACTCGTCCCATTTGCGAGCTTCTCACCTGTCTCAACCACTTCCACATCGCGAAAATCCAAATCACCAATCTGGACAATAGAGTAGCCTAGAGAAGCTGTACGAAAACGATCCAAATACTCAAGAGCATTGATCTGATCGTTCAGGTCCCCCTCAGACAAAACTGAGCGAGCAAACCTCTGAACATCAATCTCCTCATCTGGTGCGAGTGCCCGAAGAGTGATTTGGACACCCATCACCTCAAATGAGGACTCTCCCTTCCCGATTTCGGAAAGTGGGGCCATTTCTTTTTTGAGGTCTTCAAGGGTAATTCTCACGGGGTTTCCTCCAAGAGTCAGTCTAGGACTCTGTTGACTCTACCCACCAAAAGGAAAAGAGGAGCCCATTTTGAACTCCTCTTTCCTCAAGACATTGATTCAGGATTAGGCGAGCGCGCCTACACCACCAGCTGCTCCACCATAACGGATTGACGACAACTGATCGACAGTAGGATCGTTTCCCGAGGGGAGAAATTCCCCATAAAGGCTGGCAAAGTCGTGAACGTCAGAGACGATGATGTCTCCGGACTCCATGATTTGACCCGCGTCCTGCGTGTACGTAGCACTCCACGATGTGAACCAACAAGCCTCGTACATTGTGATGACGGCTGAGTGTCCTTGTGTTGCTGCGTAGGGAGAAGGATCTGGAAGGGTAGTGCTTGGGTAAGCTACCTTCTGCACACCACCACCATAGCCACGTGCTGCACCTGTACGTCCGACGTTCGCCACACCAAGTTCACTGTCCGCCAATGACGAGAAAACCAACTGGTGTTCAATGTCAAATGGCCAACGGTGATGAGCCAGAGATCGAACAGGGCCATCAACACCGCCCGCGTACCCTGTAGCTTGCCACATGTTCGAGAGGTACAGAAGAGCACGTTCGATGCTGCCTGTCACAGGCTCTGTCACGGACGGGACGAGTTCGGCAATCATGTCACCAAACCCAATTCCACGTACCGCATCAACGTTACGGCTTTGGCTGGGTGAGAAGCTTGACACTACTCCCATTTGGAATAGAGCCTTGGTCCCTGACCCATAGGCCGGAGCAAGAAGACGTACCTTTTGGGAAACGGCAACGCGGGTATTTGGCGAAGTGCCAAAGTCGTAAAGGTAGCTGGATCCCTGGGTTCCGTTTGCGGGCTGAAGGTCTGAGTTGGCCATTTGGTCTCCTACAGGTAGTACCTGTGTATTCTAACAGTGGGGTATATAGAGGGGGAAACGACTACGACCTAAGACCTAGAAGGGATCTGAGTGAACCCAAGTAGGTGTTGATTTCAGCAGAGGCCTTCTCCAGGAGGTCTTTGGCAAATACAAGATCAGCACCAGATCTCTCAGGCGCAGCCTCCATGATGTCCACCACCTCACGAAGGTTCACGTAGGCTCCCTTCAGCTTGACAACCTTCTTGCTCAAACGCTCACGTTCGATAACTGCAAGTGCTGCCCAAGGGATACTCGCTTCTTTGCGATGAGTAAGAAGTGGAAGCAAGACTTCTCGATATTCTGGTTTGGTGTGAGCCAAACGGATTAGATCTGATCTGAGTTTTCTGTCCACCCCAAACTAAGAGTATAGGAACCGTAACGAGAAAGGCCCCTAGAGATTTCTCTCTGGGACCTCTCAATCGAATCAGGGCGGAATCCCTTACACGTTGTTCTGAGCCGAGACGCGGAACGTCATCTGGATGTACAACAGTGGGAACACAGGAACGTAGAATGCTTCTACGAGTACGGCTGTTGGATCCTCAGGGTCCACAACAACAGAGATTCCAGTGAAGGATGTGATGACCTGTTCTTGGACGGCTTTCTTGAAGGCCTCTGCGAGACGGCCTTCAATTTGACCCAGGATCTGAGGCAGGAACTTGACACCAACAAAGGGATCAAGAACTGCACGAGCCCGTTGCTGCATGTCATCAGCAATCTGGATGACAGTTGGGGTCTGTGTGAGCTTATTGCTCATATCCGAGGTCAGACCATGACGAACCCTGAGGAACGGAAGACGATCCTCAATGACTGTCACACCTGTTGCAGCCACCTGATTTGCAGCCACCGCATCAAGACGACGCGAGAGGGATGTGAAACCAGAGAGAAGACGTCCTGTCCATGGTGTTGCAGAGTCAATGGAAGGGGATGTCGTAGAAGCGGCTAGCGCTACTGCAAGGTATCGACCATCGACGAGATAGTCCTTGCTGTTCCCAAGGACATCAGTGAGCGTGAGCGTGATGATGTCTGGGTAGACAAAGCGAACACGCGTAGATCCAGTTGCTTGCGCAATGGCCTTTGCCTGTGCGGGCTGAGTTCCAGAAGCATAACCAAAAATGGCTGTGCGTTCGGCCCTGTATCGAATCGAAGACTGGACATCACAGTGGATGGCCATGGCTCGCGCAAGAACCTGTGTAGCTGGAGTCAACAACACAAGAACTGTGGGCAGTCGGTTGTTGGGGAGAGATGCTCCCTCCAAAGCAACCAAAGCGTCCAAATAGGACTGTTCACTAGCCTGAGAGGAACCTGTCTGCTTTCGAACCTGGTAGGCAGCAAAAACGGGGGAACCGTTCATGAATGCCAGGTACGCAGCAAGGGACAGGGGGTTGTCAGGGCTCACAGGCCCATATTCAGCTGTAACCTCAGACAAACGTCCAAACAACTTCGGAGTGAAGTCTTGCTTCTCGTATGTGTACGAGACGTAGTAGACCTGTCCGATCGATGGCTCATCACCAGTCTTCTTGAAGGTCTCAACGAAAGCAGTGTCACCCAGAGCCACACCACTTGTGTTTGTGACAACCAATTCGAGACCTGGAATGGCCAGAGTTGGGATGTTGCCATCTGTCGTGAATGTGCGACTCACACGGAAAGTGAGTGTGGCATTCGAGCCTGTGGGGTATGGCAGACCACCCTCACGAGGAAGGATGGTGAAGACAAGGCCAGAGACCTCGTCGTAGTACGTCTGACCAACAACACCATCCTGACCAGTGCCGCTGTTGAGGACCGAGGTGTTTGCCGAGCCTGACCCAAGAGCTGGGTTGGAACTCGTAACAAAGAACCCGTCTACCGTGTTCTCACCAGAGGCACCATCAGCAGCTGTGATCAGAAGCTGTGTTCCTGTGACAAGAGCGTTGTTCGATGTTGCATTGCTGAAATCGATGGAGGACCCAATCCCAAGAGTCAAACTCTGAAGGTACAGGAAGACGTTTCCTGTGCTGTCCGTCTCGATACCTGCAAGTGCACGACCCGCAAAGTACAGAGCATCTGGAGTCGCAAATGCAAGCATGGCTGTAGCAAAAGCTCCAGCTGCTTGAGATTGACCCATGAGAGCCGAAGCCATCTTTCGAGCACTCACTCCCGTTGGGGCCGCAGAGTCATCTTCTGCAAACCCAAGGGTGTCATTCGCACTGCCTGCACCAATCACAAGAGTTGCGGAGGGACCTACGCCACCACCAACAAGACGTATAGCAGTGCCTTCTTGTCTCACAGATACTGAACCAGTCAAACCAGCATCAAAGATTGCTGAAGCAATTTGACCGAGTACAGAATCTGCCACAGAAACAGGACCAAAAGCAGTGTTAAGACCTGCACCTAGGGCCGCAAACACAACCGTGACCAAGCTTCCACCAGCAGTGAAAGTCAGGAGGTTGTTTGCAGGGTTGCTTGGGTCTGATCCATCAAAGAACACGACATTCGCTTGACCATCACGTGCGTCACCATAGGTGGCAATGGCTTGACCACCAGACCACCCTGTATAAGCAACAAGGGTTGGAGCCTTCACGTTTGCGCCATAAACAGCTTCAGCTGTTTGACCATTCAGAAGTCCTGACTTCACAGACCCAGTACCTCCCTGAAGAGTGATACCAGTCTGAGAAAGCACATGGTTTGCGGCCAAGGAACTTCCACCAGGGAAGATACGATTGCGTAGGATGATTCGATCGTAGGGGAGACGTCCCGCTGTGGTGGCTACAGTGTAGCGACGAGCGATTGGACCATTGTAGATCTTGGTCTGATCGCCATTCGTAGCCACAGCTGTGTCAATACCTGCGATGACTGCAAAGTCTCTTCCCGGAGCACCAGATGTGATGAACTCCAGATAACCAGCCCCATCTCCAGCTCCAAGAGCTAGAGTGAATCGGATCTGACCTGAAGCCAGAGCAGAAGCTGTCACAACACCAACCAAGTTGGCACCACCATTGATTGTGGCCAGCTGAGTGTTGATCTGGGTTACAAGAGCACCTAGTGAGGCATAGGAACCTGGAGAAAGTGTGATCGTCTGATTGCCAGATGGACCACTCACATCACCCGTGTAGTGAAGGATGAGCTGATCGTACTCAGAAAGTGTGACAGTGTAGGATGTGAACTGCCCTGCACCATCATAACGAGGCTCATTTCCAACCTGAATCGCAGCAGCATTGATCGCAGTAACAAAGGTATCTGCGGTTGCCCCAACCACTGTCCCTGTTGAGATTGTGAGTGGGACGCCATCAACAACCATGTTGAGAGTGTCATCCACGCCGGATGTGAGATTGTAGGCGGTTTGACCCGAAGCTGAGGAGTACGTGATCTCCTCACCAAGGAGATGTGCAAAGGCACCAGCTCTTGTCCCACCTGTTGGGGAAGACAAGTCAATTCCTGCGGCAAGGCCTGTGTTTGCAGCAACCCCATCAAACGTAACCCTCAAGCGATCTGAGGTGTTGTCGATTGTGTAGAAGAGTTCTGGACCAGAATTCGTGAAGCGTGCTGGTGTTGCATCACTTGTGGCGAATTCGACAGTGACTGTCTCTTCAACTGGAGCCCCTCCCTCAATACGAGCATCTGGAAAGAATTCGCTGCCTGAAGGGAAAACAATCTGGACTGTGGTAAGATCCGAACCCTTAGCTGAGAGGGAAGCCCCAAACAACTGAGTTCCAGATCCACTTTGAAGGGAGTACGTTCCGATTCCACCAGGACCTGCTGTCAAACATGACAACGTGTATGCGCGGCTCGAACCGATGTTCGCCATGTCTACAAGCGTGTTGTAGTAGAACGAAGCATAGACGCTTGCGCCTTCAGGCACCGAAGATGCCAGAGTGATCTGCGAAGTCGTGCTGTCCACCTTGAGGACAGTCACAGGACCACGAGCTAGAGCATCCTGAACACCAAAGCCCCAGTAGGCTGTGATGAGGTCTGGCCTTGTGGTTGGGAGGTCCGAACGACCATTGGACACAGTCAGGAAAAGAGCAGAACCCAGAGGATTGCCACGTCCATTCCCTGTTGTCGGCTGGTATGGCAGCTGGAACACCGAACGACTCGCCACAGCCACAGCACCCGTGTTGTCCACAGTAGCAGTACATGGTGCCATGTAAACCTGATTGTCTACAAGCATCGTCTGAATCTGAGCATCACCAAGTGTGACACTCCCCTCAGTGTGTGTACCCGAGGTGATCAGAGCTGCGGTCCCCCAAACAATGACATCTTCCTTCAGGACAAAGGACACACCCTGAATGAACCGGCCAGCAGTAGACCCATCAGGTGTGAGTCCAACACTTGTGATCGACTGAACCCCAATGTTGGCCAGGTAGTCAAAGGTGTCCTGCCAGGTGTTGAAGTAGTATCGTACAGTGACTACAGAGCCAAGCGCAGGAGCGAATGGAAGCGTGAAGCTGCGCGCAGCTCCATTCACTGAAGATGGGATAACCTGCACACCATCCACAAGAACCACAATGTCGGATGGGTTGGTGGTTGTGAGACCACCCCCAGAACCATCAACAAGAGGACCTTGGAAGGTGTAGAACGTACGGTTGCGCACCGTTGCAGCGTTTGGTACAAAACCAAGTGTCGTGTTTGCAGTCCCAGTCCCAATCACAATCGACTTTGCAGCCGTGAGTCGGAGACAAACAAGACCAAGGTTGTTCACGTATGTGGACGCAACTAGAGTCCCAATTCCAGAGGTCCCATTGATTGTTGCAGCTACAACAGCAGCTGTTACAGTAGGAGCCGAAGAAGGAAGGATGATGGTGACGAAAGCAAGGTTGTCGATTGACAAGGAGAAACGGTCATTGGAACCTGCAACAAATGCAAAGTTCTGACCAGCCTGACCATCAATGACAGCTGCTGAGTTCGTCACTTGATCTGACACATCATCTGTGGTCAAAGTGTCAGTGCGATCGAAGAAGTAGGTGCAACTCACAACATCTGTGGGTTGTGGCGCTACAGCCATCTCAACAATGCCTCTTGCAGCATCGATCCCAAGAACTACAACAGGGAACCCGTTGATACGGCACTGGACAGAAGATGTATCTGTAGCCAGAGTTCCTGTACCATCACCAGACACGAGAGGCAGATTTCGGACCTGAAATCTCGTGAGAACACCATCAAAAGCACCCAAGGTGACCAAGCCACTTGGAGACACATCTACAACAGCCCGCCCAGACTCATCCTCATCCACAACCTGTTGGTCAATGGTGCTGGAAGACCCTCGCACAACTGGAAGGTTTGTGCGGCTCAAAATCTCAGTGCCTGTACCAACAAACACTGGAATGCGAGAAGGGATATTGGGAGGTGTTGCGGGAACCCCAAAGAAAGTTTGGGTGTATGGACCCGGAGGGGCATATCCGCCACGAAGTAGACTCGGCATGTTGTTTCGCTCGCTCCCGGAAAACGGGTGTGTGGGTCAAACCTCTCCGAAGTATTGAAGAGGAAACGAAAAGCAAGAGAGATGTGTGTGTTGGTACGTCTGATATGGCCACAACCCCATAGGGTTGGGATAGGGATGCCTCTACCTAAGGCATTTCCTTTGTGTTCTTCTGCAAAGCATCCAATCGACGTATGTGTGCTTGGCGATCCATCTTGAAATGGAAAGACCTTGACCGTTCCGAAGCTGCTCTCTGTTCTGGGGTCATGATCTTGTACGACCCGTCTGCTTGACGGCTCAGATCAAAACCTGAAGCCCCAGTCTCCTCAATCAAACGACTCTTGTCTTTTTGGCGAGCAGAAATACCTACCCAAGCTTGCTTGGAGTAAGCTCCCACCACACGATCTACTTCGTAGTCGTGTGCAGAGAGTCCTGAGTCAGGAGCTGCCATTCCGTTTCCGTGGGCGGCGACCGAAGTCGTAACCGAAACACCACGAGGCAGATCCTTTTGAGCCAATGCCCCACAACTACACTTGGACTCCAAAGTTGCAGCAGAAGCAACCCGAGTTGTGAAGTTCAACCCACAAGACATGCACTGGTAACGGAAAACTGGCATCTACCTTTAGCATGGTAGATAGACCCGTTACCGAACGAAAACCTACTTGATCATCTCAAAGGATGCAGCCTTACTGGAAAAGTAAGGGTCTCTGAATGGGCTCAGAGAGAGACTTCCGGGAAGTCCCTTGATCTGCTCTGTGTATGACATGACCCTACTTACGAGTGGTGTGAAAAGGAACCAATCAGCTTGAAGGGTGATGGAAATGGAGGACCCGAAGAAATAGTCATCCCCATTCTCGTCATAGATCTCTTCTGTCTCCCCGCCCATATTGACATCTGTGATGTCAATTCCCTCATCTACCAGATTCGACCTGAGGACCGCCCAAAGAAACATAGCAGTGGCATCCGAGATCTCAGCTTGAGAATTCACATCCCGAGCTATGATCTCCAGGTCAACACTGAGTTCCCACTTACCACCATACTCAAGGTATGCAGGTTCACGGGTTGGGGATACCAAGACGGCCCATCTGTCCCCCTTCTGATACCTTGTACCAAACACCTGCACGACACCAGGTATTGCCTGGTTCATGCCTGACCTAGGCAATACCTTCCAAGGCCCTGTTGTGACTCCGACAACACGGAAGTCTGCGGAGAGGCTCTGTTTGTTACCTAGAGGAGTGCTCAAGTAGATGGTGTTCCCATCCTCACCTACTGAATAGTCTGCCCCCTCAACTAAACGTCTCTCTCCTGGAACTTCAAAGAGGCGTAAGCTGCCAGCGTATGGGACCCCAGAGAGTACGCCCTCTGAGTTTGTGACCATGCTCACCCGCTCATCCCGAATGTCAAGAAGAGGGTCAACACAGAACTCATCTTCCGAAGTCATCTCACAGTAGTACACCCCAGCCTGAGACGGGAACACGCCGTCATTCTTTTGGATTGCAATGCTGTCTTCACGTACCCATTCCACTGAGAGACCAGGGTGGCCTGGGATCTTCGCAAGAGTGATGTAGGACACCCCTGTCCCAATGAAGTTGTCAGGGGAGAACTGAACCTTGTTCCCCGAGCTAGTCTTGAGGATGATGCCGTATTGCGGACGCTCCTCAAAGCTGAACTTACCTTGGATGTTATCTACCAAGTCTTGGTATTTCGGATGCAGAGACCAAAAGGCTCGAAGCTCCTTGATGAAGCGTCTCCGCACAGCCTCGGTAAGGAAGAAGTACATCAGTCCTGGTCGTATTCTTGAAGGGCCTGTACCAAAAGACCCTGAGCAACTGCATTGAGTGGGTCAGCAGCCTTGCGGATCTCAGATACCTGGATTGGGAACCTCTTTCTCTTCTGTTCAAAGACCTGAGCAAAGAACTCGATGAAACCACCAGCCATCGAAGTCCCACCTGAGACGATGATTGGGATGGGCTTTGGCAGGGAGAACTTTCCTTCGATTGATTTGAATTGAAGTGCAATTTGATCCAGCACGTACTCAATCAAGTTCTTGTAGTAGAAGGCCAACGCCTCCTGCTCTCTTGACCCAGGGTTGTTCAGGTCAATACCCTTCTCTTTGAGAGCACAAATCCTGGCCTGGGTAGCACCCAAAGACTTTGCAGCCCCAGAGTCAATCCAGTCTCCACCACGCCCGACCGAGAAGGACAACCCCTCGATGGTGGACACAGCCAACGAAACGTTTGTCATCCCACTGCCAAAGGACAGCGCGATGCCAGAGAAGCCTTCTTTGGCTGCTTCAGCATAGATGATCGCCATTGCCTCATTCGCCGAGTGAGCTGTGTAACCACACTCTGTAACGATGCGATCGAAGACACCTCGATGGTAGACCACGTCACGACCAACTTGGTCAATTGGAGCAGCAGGAACAGAGAAGTAACAGTGTTCTCCTGGTGTCTTTGGCTCTCCCAGAACGTTCCTCACCAGCAACCCAAGGACTTCAAGGGAGTCCACCTCAGACGAGGAAACCAAGCCTCCTGACAATGGCCTGCGGGCCTCACGTCCGAAAACGTTTGCCATGTCAAGAGCAGCATCACCCAGAATGAGAATCTCTTCATCCCGTTCCACGTAGGAGACGTTGCTGAGCTTCAGCATCTTCTTTGACTCTTTGGGGAGGTCGATGAAAGCATCCCGAATGCGAGCTGTCTCCACACCCTTGGGAGTCTTGCGAGCGCTGACGATGTTCATTGTCCCTACGTCGAGACCAACACCGAGTTTCTGATCTACTGCCATTTTAGCCATCTCCGTTCTTTCTGCGTCTTGCATTTCGCAACGCCTCCTCAGCATCATCAACACCACTTGTGGTTGAACGTGAGGTCTCGATGTCGAGTTTCTTTGTTGCTGTGGTTACGATACCGCTGGGAATGAACACCGCTTCAGGAGTAGATGAAGTTCGTGCCACACTCGGGCTGGCATTCCCAGATCCGAAATCAAACTCGGACAAAACTGTTCTGAGCATTGACATGAGAAGTACAGGGTCAAAGACTACTGAAGACGGATTCTCTTTGGCGTCAACTTCGACCATCTTGGCTTCGGCTTCAAGTCTCTGAATTCTCTGGAGGTCTTCACGAAGGAGTCGCACTTCCATGGTGAGACCCTGTAATGCAGAAGCGAAATCTCCCGATGCTGGAGATGGAGAGTTTGCGGCCGAAGTTGCAGACCTTGAGATAGCTCTCTGGTTCGGGGAGTCTTCTAAAGGTGCGCTCGGTAAGTCTCTTCTGATCATCTGAGCCTTCAGCACTGTCACAGATACAAGACCATGAGCCTTGGCCAATTCCAAATCTCTGGATCTAGCTATGGCTGTGAGAGTGGTGGTAATGCGTGCTCCTCTCACCATTTTGAGGCCTAAGTCTTGGATGTGTGCGGTATCCCCAAGACAGACCAGTTCCACATCACTCATTTGAGAGCCTCATTCAGAATCTGACCTATCTTCTTCTCCAGGAAAGAAGTGACACAATCCTTCAGAGCCCGTCGAAAGGCACGTTGGATGAAAGTGTGCTCAGCAATACCAGGATGAATCCAAGCCTTGTCTGTCGTCAGGGGAGTTGACCGGATGACGATAGTCCCATCCTTCGCTCTCAATGGGACCTTGTAGACGCCTTGTGCCTGAGTCAACCACTTCATCCGATATGGACCATCTGTGCCTTTGGTGATCAGCTCGATCCAAGGCCAACTACTGGAGACCTCAATGCTGTTGTCCTTCACAGTGTATGAGAAGGACTCAAAGAACTCATTCGTAGTTGGGACTTGTCCTGTCTTGGCAGCATCCTTCTTCGCTTCTTGGCGAATGTACTTGATGAGACATCGCCCAAAGAATTGAAGGTCCTTCTTCCCTAGGACCGCGCCCACACGCCTCTCCAAAGGAGAAACGTAGCGAGACCTGAGCTTCTGCTTAGGTACCTTCTTCTGTGGGAGAGTGCTTCTTACTGAGGCTTTTAGAGATCCGACCACAAGTCACCTCTAGTAAGAATGGTTCCCACCAGTCCCGGAACGCCAGCGTTGCTGCACAGGACCTGGAACGTCACTCTTGTCTGTTGCCATCGGCAAAGCCGAATCGGGAGTGACTGGCCATGGTGGGTCTTCTCTAGCGTCGTAGGTCTCACGTGGAGGGTTGTACGTGTACCGGGTTTGTGGCCACGGCAAGTTTGGTGAAGCTTCTGCCCCATCAATTGGCACAGAGTACCGAGCATCTCCTGAATCCAGATACGAAATCGTGAAGTGCTGCTGCATGACGTTTCCACGATTCGTAGGTCTTCGCACAGGACCAATCGAGTATCGGTCATTGTTCTGTTTCACTACGAAGTCTCTTTGAGACACGATGGGCGTGTAGGTCATGAACACCTCGTACGAATGCTCCTTCCTACGTCCTTGACTCCCCTGGGAGATACGTCTCTCAGCATCGTCCGGAGCCATGATGACATCGTAGGGTCCTTCGTAACCACCCACAAATCCTGTCCCATAGCAAATCTTGCAACGATTTGAGGGCTGTTTTGAATAGGTTCGGACGTGGGCATCCAACTCCAAACAACACTCACACCGCAACCCACCCACCTTTTGGACAAAGAGTTTGAGTCGTTCTCCACCCTGAGAGAGAATCCAACTGTTCCTCCGGATGGCCTCTCGCCACATGTAGTCCAAGGCCTCAACTTGCAGATCGGATGCAGGCATCGTCACATTCAAGGGTGTCTCGATGAGACCACCTGGTTGTGCAGAGTCCTCAGCAACTGTTGTGACTCGGTAGAAGGACTTCTTGTCCACACCCACAGACACATGATTTCGAAGCGTGTAGTATGTCACTACAACAGCATCCGAGGGTCCTGTTGGTAGGGGAGCGAATGCGAACCGATCGTTTCTAGGGTCGATATCTGGGGCATCTCCCAGAGTGATCTCATTCTTCGGACCAAAGACTTCGTGTATCCGGGCAGGTAGACCGTTGATCGTTACAATCACGTCTTCCACAGAGTTCGCGGAAACCCCCTGTGTGCGAGGCTTGTAGATCGGATAGCGAGTCCTCAGCGTCCATCTACGGGAATTGGGCGCATTTCCCCGAGACTGCCACCCAGTCTCCCATGGTATGACCTCCTCGTTTACGAGAGCCACATCAGTGAAATCACGGAAAAAGGTCCCCCCCACAGGAAATGAATTCATCCTGCGAAAAGGACCTCTGTCCGACGCATCCGACCGATAGACGTTCACGCCTAACACGTTGTATGCGGAGTTCCCTCCGAGAAGGGACGGGTCGTCCCATCGGATGTCGAAGACACCCCTCTCAAAAGGGCTCACCACCATGACGTTCATGGGGGGGAGCGGGTATGTGACTGGAACCCAGACCATTTGAACCTCCCTAATGGGAAGTTATAGCGGGCTTATGGAGTCGGATTTGGCGGGAGAACAACAACAGTGCCATCTGGAGTCATACGCCATGGTGTTCCAGGGGGAATGCCCAAACGTGAAGCTGCGGCATTCATGAGCCCCTGAGCACGTTCCTCAATGTCCGACAAGGCTCCAAGCAGCCTGTGCTTTCGCACCTCACCTTGACCAATCTGCTGCACAATCTCTTGAGATTGGCGTTGAAGAGCCATGACTGTGGCCACTTCCTCAGGGTCAAGCTTCTTAGCCATATCGGCTGGAGTCACGTTCTCTGGGCTACTCTTATCTGACATGTATTTCTCCATTTTGTTGTCGCTGAGATTCAGCGTCCAAGCACCTGACACAGTACCTAGTCTCTAGGTCTGCACTACATCATGCACACACCTCGTCAGACACCCATATTGCGCCATCAAACCCAAAAGGTCTGATATGTTGCTGTATACATGGTGGGATCTGGTGGTTTTCTTGGGTGTTTTGCTTCTCTTGGTGCTCCTCGAAGCATTTGACACCAGGAAGAAAAAGATACCAAAAAGGGGCTGAGGTCTCTACGGACTTAGCCTCACAGCACGGGCATCTAAGTCTTGCTCTGTGGGGTCATCTTTCAGATAAAATGGAGTTGAGTAGACCTGTTTGACTCTCTTTGGAGAGTGTTTGTCACAGTCTCCAGAATGCCCGTAAAGTCTACGGCAAGCAATTCATCACTTACCCTAACCATGAACCGAAGGAATGGGCTGACCGTAGTACCAGATCTGAGGAACCCGAAAAGCAAACTCTTCAGGGAGCATCTCACGCTTAGAGACCCTCTGAGGACCGTAGACAATCAAAGTGTTCTCCCGAGATGGGCAGTGATGGAGAACCTCTCGACATAGTAGGTGGTCCCACATTGAAGTGGATCCACAAGCTGTACCATCAGTGTTCTTCCCCAAGTACACCACCACCTCTGAAGTTTCGAGAATCTCCAGCAGACCCTTTGTCTCTCGGTTCACAGGCCAAGAGACGAAAGACACCTTTGATGGTTTGGTGTACGCATAGAAGTAGGCCTGCACCAAAGAAATCTTCTGGGAGTATTTCAGACCCCTCGGGAATTCCTTGTCTAAGGCCACGACTGTGTTTGCCCCAAGCTTGACCAACTCCTTTGTCAGACTGAGATCTCCAGCCCCAACATCGAGTACATCCTCCCCCTTCACACACAGGGAGACTACTTGACGTTGTTGTGGATCCAAAAATCCAAAACCCATGTTTTCCTCATTCGTAGTAGCGACCCAGTTTGGCTAGGTCTCTACATTTACTGTGCACCAAGAAGTCACTCCGTTCGGATACAAGTTCCTGGAACACATCCTCCAAATCCTTGAGTTTGTCGACAGAAGCTTCGTTCATCTCTCTACGTAAAGAGACCTTCTGACTCTGTTCAATGACTGAGTTCAGAAAGGTGTCAACCTCTCGCTCGAAAGAGTCTGTAGGGAAGAGTTGTGTCCAACAACTCTGCGAACACATCGATCGGATGTCTCTGCAAGATGGGAGCATTGAGCACCCAACCTGGATTGAAGACCCATCCTTGGATAGTCGGAACTGAACCTCAGGCCAGTTCAACCCTCCTGAAATGCCAGCCATCTCGTGGGAGTATCGGAAGGACGTGTTTGTGTCATCCTTCTCATACCGGATACGAAACCACTCGCAGATGAACCAAAGCGCTAGGAGACGCATAGGCAAAAGTTTGACGGGACCGCCAAATACAGACAGATAACCCATCAGGTCTTGAGAGTCATCCAAGTCTGTATCTGGCCAGGTCACGTCAAAGAGAGCCATTTGATACTATACCCCAGTGCTGAAAAACTCAGCCTTGACGTACACCGTGATGACAAGACCATTTGGAAGGACAAAGAACGTGCCCTCACTCTTCTCATCTGAGTTGAGCTTGGCCTCCGGGTACTTGGCCTCGAACTGATCCGCAGTGTATGCCGTAGCGTCCAAGGAATCAGGTACGAGCCCTGTAGCTCCGACATAGAAGGCAAGTGGTCGAACCCTATCGTAGAAGGACTCAACAACTTCTTCAATTGCGTGGAGTGCATCCTTAGTGACAGCTAGAGTCTCTTCACGGTCAGTACCCTGGAAGGACTTGAAGAACGAATCTGGGTCAACCGAAGCCAACTTCAACACTCGATCAAGTTCAGTCCGCGAACCAAGACCAAGAAGACCTTCGTACAGAGGGTAAGACAGGGTGTCTACCTCGTCCAACTTGGTGCGGCCAGTCAGTTTCTTGATTGACCACTTCGTGTCCATGGCGAGCAAGTCGAGAGTAGGATCCTTCACAGGACTCCCATGGAAAGTTGCCTCGAACCTACGCTGCAAGTAAGCATTTCCGGACTTCAACTTGGTCACAGAAGTCAAGGCCGGGTACCCAAGATTGATCTTGTACGAGAGACGTGTGTCAATCTTCCCAGAAGCAATGGCTTCGTCTCGGTTTGTGTACTCATTCGTTGTTGGAGGTGAGAAGTTCAGAGCTGGAGTCAAGTAGAACTTACTCAACTCAGCAATCTGCTCCCCAGTCAAAGACGTGGACTCACCCTTGAAGATCCCTGAGAAGATCTTTGATAGAACCACAAGCTTGGCAAGATCCTGCACCTCGTTTGGAGACACAGAATCGAAGTTCGTGTCGTAATCCACAAGAGGCAACTCAGAGAAGTCAATGACGAAAGCCTCTTTCGGCTGGTATGTGCCAGTTACGACCTTCAGGTCCAACAACTCACGGAAACACCGCTTGTCTGTCGTACGGAAAATGAGTTGGTTGACGTTCAGAGTTCCATCTCCGACCAACGTGTAGTTGTTGAAGGACCTGAGGTTCGAAAGGTCAATGCCAGAAACCGAGGCAATGCGAGTCTCATCCTTGTACAAACCAATGGACTGGCTGACAAGCATGTTGACTGTCGCATTGTTCCGATTGATCTCAAACTTGTTGACTGAAACCCAACCCTCAGGATCCGCAGCCTCAACTTTGGATTTCACTGTGGGAGGCACGAGAGTACCATCTTCAGCACGAGTACCCTGAACACTCTTGACGCCTCTCCGCTTGTATCCCGAAAGCATCACGTTGAGGTTCACATTGAGTGACCCAGTGTACTTGTTGAGGACAGAAAGAACTCGGAGAACCGAAGGTCCAGTTGCAGGAAGACCGTACTCCCTCATCGGGAAGTATTTGGTATCCCCAAAGAGTCTCTCCTCCAGACCCTCCGCGAACTTTGCCACATCGGATGACACAAGAGCACGAGAGTGTGCAGACAAGAGTGAAGAGTCCAGAGTAGCAACTGCGGCGTACTTGGCCGCATTCAAACGCCCTTCGCTGATCTGAGCCCGACCATATGCGAGAATGGCGGGAGACGTGCACGACTCTTCTGCATCTGAAGCGTCGTAAGCCTTCTCAGAAATCTCACGGTAGCGGTAGACGGTCTTGTCGTCCGAGGCCCCAAGACCTCGAATGACCAAGTTGTCCCGAGAACCCAGAACCTTCTTTGCAGACTTGGAGAAGAAGATCACGTAGTTGAAGCCCTTGATTGGAGCCTCCAACACAGGAGACATGGACCCCGCCAACAGTGCTGTTGCACTGTGAAGTGCCTCGTAGACCTGCTTGATGTTCTTCGCCTGGATGCAAACACCAGAGAGAGCATTCGAGATTGAGGACAAGAGGTTGAAGTCACACCAATCGCGGTAGGCAATCGTATTCACGAATACGTTGGGGTGCTTCTTCAGACTCTCAACCACGGTCGCAATCGTTCGAGACTCCGCCGTAGGGCTGGAGTCGTTTGCGAATCCGTCAGTGTGGAGAGTGATGCAGGTAATCTCATTGTCGTCAATGAGAGTCTCGGCCATCACAAGACCTTGAGAGATACAGGTCATGGATGTTGCCCGGAGTGCTCGGATCTCTTGGAGATGTGGACTGGAAGCCTTCATCACATCTCCAACTGTGATGTGTTTGAAGTGGAGCTTCACGTCACCCTGGGAGCTGTACGAGACAAGAGACACCCGAAGGGAGTCGTCGTCGAACTCCCCAAGTGTCAGAAGCTTCTCAACCATCACCTTGAGGTCTGGGAGGTCTCCATACATAGACCCAGACCGATCAACCACAAGGATGTGGTGGGAGGCGGTCTTCTTGGCTACAGGAGCCTCGGTGAATGTCTCAGACGAGACCTCAAAGAACTTCGTGGGCATTCCTGAAAAAGAGCGGAGAGCAAACTTGATATCGGTCATGTGAGTGGGATTCCTTTCCCCCTCCATTACGCCCAAAAGGGCTGATTTGAACCTAAAATGACCCCCCAACCCGAATTGAAGCTTGAGAGATGCTGCCTGTACTGGTGGCTGTGAACTCGAACCCAAAAGCCACTGACCCACCCGACAGAGACAATCCAGCAAGCCCATACAACAGGTTTGAACCAAGGGCAAATGAGGACACCTCCCCAATCTGAGATTCAGTGCACCCCTCTTGAGTCATGCCACATGTCGCTGAAAGATGTGTGTAGGTATCTTGAGCGTGAACACCCAACCCGATTGCGAGTGCCGTGGACACCACAGACAAGGAGATAGCCAAGACTGTTACTGGGAATTCACCCCTCAAACTGGCAACCTCCAAATGGTCAGCCTCCTGAATCTCCTCTGGAGATGCTGTGACCTCAAGATCTGGGATAGCAAGCTCTGGGACCTCTACCTCTGGTTCAGATTCAGGCTCCCGAACCTGAGTTGCTTCAATCTGAGCAAGACGTGTTTGCAAACTTGAAATCTCAGAACTCACTGTTGCAGACTCAGGAGAGTTTGGGATTTCACGCAAGTACCGTTGGTAAGCGGTAAGTGAACGCATCAAAAGTGGCTGAGCATCAACGTCTGCCAGAGTTGATGCCGCTCGCTGGTAACAAACACCCACGTTGTAGAGCAACTCAGGAGCAAAGATCGCCGCAAAACTCCGCTCAAAATCATGAGCGCAGTCAATCCAACGTCCCTGTTCGAAAGCCAGGTTTCCACTGTTGAAGTTTGTTCGAGCTACAGACAGAGGGTCTGTTTGAGCTGAAAGTGATGTACTCCAGAAAAGTACGGGGATGAGAATCAAAAAAAATCGGGTCATCGGAATCCTCCTAGAAGGATAACGAATGACCCGATGTCTTTTTCTGAGGCGAGTTCAGGTTGCGTCTGGGGCGTCCGATGCCGAAGCATCTTCAACTGAGCCCGTGTCTTCGACTCCAGAGTCAACTGAGGCGTCTTCAACTGAACCCGCGTCCTCAACTCCAGAGTCAACTGAGGCGTCTTCAACTGAACCTACGTCAGATGCTTCTGACGTGTCACCCACTGGAGCATCCTCTGACCCAGAGTCAGCGGTGATTTCTGGGGTGGTGCACCCAAAACCGAAAAGAGCACAAAGAACAATGATTGGGAAGAGATTTCGCATAGTAAAGAGACTCCAAGATAGATGGGAAAGTGAACCCTAGGACCTAGGGTTCGTCATGTTTCTGAGATCAAGGCTTCTTGAACTGATTCCTGGATTGCACTCGCAAGGGCTGCTGTTGCGCCCACAGGATCTTGGATGAGCAAACCCTCTATGACACGATCCTCGAAAGTGGCCTTTTCAGCCTCTCTGAACTTTTCAGCCTCTCGGGCTTCTTTGGCTTTGGCTTTCTCCAAGGAATCCTTGAACTCACTCACACTAGAGACCTTCTGAGGGTTTCTGTTTTCCAAAGAGGACAACAAAGACTCCGCTGTATAGGCTGGGCCAACCTCAGCCTTTAGAGGCTCACCTGTGGAGGTCCATTTACGACCATCCAAAGGGGCTTCAGTGAAGTCCGAACCAAGGTCAATCTGAAGAGAATACACATAGGATCCTCTCTTGCCGCTTCTACGAAGACACTTTGTGCCTCCAAAAGCGTCTGTCTTCTCAGACAACTTGTAGAGAGCCGACTGAACAGACTTTTCCTTCGCTGTTGGGGACTCAACAAGAACAAGACGAATCAGTTCGGACTCAGGGACATTGATGATGGATGGGTTGGAGAAGACCTCAAGCACAACGCCTGTAGCGATGGCTGAAAGGTTGGATTGTCTTGGTCGACTGAGGTCTGCCTCTGGTGCAATGCCAGCTACAGAGAGGATCTTTGAGATAGTCTCAAGTTGAGCTTTCGTTGCCTCCAGCTCTGTGTTTGAGCTTACGATCAGAGTCTCCAGATCCACCTTCTTCTGAGATAGCTCTGTGTAACCTATCCTGAGTTCTCTCAAAAAAGAACTCAGGTCGAACTTGGGATCAAGAATTTCCTCGGGCATGAAACCTCCGCCCCACACTTACTCTTTTTGTTGGCGGCGCAGCATGCGAAGTTCCTCCAAAAGCTCGTAAAGAACATCCACGGGATCAGATTCAGGTTCAAGCAATCCTTCTGCTGCCATGAAGGCAACAGTTCTCATGCCATCATGCTCAAGGTGGAGACCCAGGTTCCGAAAGTATCCGGCCTGTTCAAGAACGTTTTCGAAAGGATGTTCTTGAGGTTGCCACTTGACTAGGGCTTTCACATGGCGGTGGTGGAGGTGTACACCTTTGTACTGCACCCCTTCGTCTCGGTCTGGTTGATCACCATCAACCCAACCCAGCTTGGCCCTCTTATTTTCTCCCATAGACACCTCCGAAATTAATTTCGACAGACCTTCCAACAAGTTGTGCCCACAAGGAATGACGTGCAGCACATGCCTCCTCGGAATTTCGATCTGACTCCAGGAATTCCTTGATGAGCTTCTTGTCCTTTTTGGGGTCGTAACTCCGATCTGGTACATGAAGTGTTTCTGGCCCCCCTCCAATCCAGCCTGAGATGCACACCCCACCAGCTGAGATGTAGTTGAGCCTCAATCCGACAAGCTCAAAACGAAGAGCAAGTCTGGATTCCCCCTCCAGACACAAATCGGAGTTGAACCAAGCGGTTGCGACCCAAGGTCGACCTTCAACAGGTGACACGCTCAGATTCCCACAGCGAATCCAAGCCTTCTTTCGAGACCCCGACTCAGAGAAATCTTCCGTGTCAACAATGACATGTGCTTCTGGGGACCCCTTCACACATGTGATGGGCCTCAAATCCAAAGTGTTCATGAGCAGTAAGGCGGGTCTGTACTTTTGCATGCTCTAGTAACGACCCCCCAGACCCCTTTTCCCCTATCTCAGCAGAGGGAGTAGAAGCGGGCGTAAATCTGGGTTCTTGTGGGCCAGACGAATGGTTGCAGACCTCAAGCCAGACTCTGTGCTGATTCGAGACCCAAGACGAATACTTGGGATAATTCCCTGCAAGAACCCAACAACCTCAGGTAGTACCGTCTTTGGGCCGTACCCAACAAGAAGCCCGAGGACTTCGCAGAAGGCCTCTTCAGGGTTCTTCTGTGCATATCCGGTGATTGGCATCCGGCTAACGTAGACAACCGGGTCCTTGTTCTCAGTGAGGTACTCTTGCACCCCCCTAAGGTTGAACAAGTCTAGGTCCTTGTACCTACGGTCCTCCATCAACCCCTCAAACTGAAGGGCAAGGATTGGGTCTTGTTCTCGAAGTTTGTCGTCTATGACTGTGGGGTTGTCCCCGTACTTCGCGAGAGCCTTTGCTAGGTCTCTCAAGTCAAGAGGGATCTCCCCACCCTTGATGAAAGTAGACCAATCCGTCTTAGCCTCACTGGAGAGAACAGTTCGGTAGATGTGATGCCCCATCTCGTGAGCCATCACGTGGGCGAAGGCACGGAGATCTTTGGTGGCATGTCCCCACGGACTCAGTGCAATGTGGTTTTGCTCATAGGTTGCAGCAGCATCTCCACCATTGCTGCCCCAGTCCGCATTGATGACCAAAGGTAGCTGCTTCGAAAGCAGTAGAGGTAGAACCCTCTTCGCCCGATCTCGATAGAACCGAAGACCTTCTACGAGCTGAGACATAAAATCTCGACTCAGGTCCCCGTCCTCAAAGCCATTGAGTTGAATCCGGAAACCTTCAATGGTGATGTTCTGGGTCTCCTTGACCTTCACCTTGATTGCTTCATCGCCCCATTGGGTTGCCCATGTAGATGCGTTCTCCAACGCCTTCCAAGCAACAGGGGCCTTCTTCTTCACCCGCTTGTCCCAGGCCTCAACCTCACTCGTGTAGTTTGTGAAGAGTCTGGACTTTGATTGCCACTCAGCAGTTTCTGGGTCGAAGGTCTGGAGAGGAAACCGCATCAACTCAGTAGACAGCTCCCAAGCTGGTTTCAAGCCAGCGAGTATCGCTTCGATCTCTTGTTCTGGAACTGGAGTCTTCCCAGGAACATCTCGCTTTCGGCTTTCGATGTCAGAACGAATCTGCTTGAGCCAGTCACTGAACAGTTCCCGCCAATCGCGAATCCCGTTGCGTAGCTCCTGTGCATCATCGTAGTCCTTCACGCGTTTGACGTTCCCAACCAGGGTTAGGAAGTCATTGCGGAACTCTTTCACAGTTGCTGGTGACAGAGCAAAGATTCTTGCGTATCGAGATCTCATTCTCTACCCCATGATTTTCTCGAAACGTTCTTGAATTGAAGGGTCCCAAGACCCATGTGCGTCTGCTGTCAACCCAAAATGACCTAGAGCAAACAACTCCGCAAATGCCTCACCGTCTTTTGATGAGTATCGGGTTGTTGTCCAGTTGTCGAAGTTTGTAGGCAAGGACTTCTTTCGCTCGTATCGATGACCCAATTCGTGCACCAGAATGTAGTCAAGAGAACCATATGTCCCAGCACTGCGCTTCATGACAGCAGGAGTTGCTCGCACATAGAGTGCATCCTCGGCACTCCTGTAGGTGCCTCCAGCAGTGCCCCGAAAGTCCTTTGGTCCAGCCAAGACTACTGTGACTCCTCCTGCCAAAGCTCCTGTTCGCCACCCCTTTATGGATTGCCACAGTTTATCCAGGGATTCAGCGTAGGTCTTGAGCTTCTTAGCGTCAAAACCAATCTTGTTGATGTAGGTGTTTGAGCCAATAACTATTTGAGTCGGCACGTCCCCCTGAGCAAAGAACCGAACTAAATCCTGTTCTTTGCCCTCAAGTCTGGACCATGAATCCCCGACAGTCTTTTTCATGTGCTCCTTGAACTCTTCTGGAGTGCTCACACCAGTTGACTGCCCCCTCTCATTAGCTCGGCCCCAAGTTATGGTGCTTTGCAGAGTGCTAAGGAACCACTCAGCATCTTTCTTCAGTTGCTTCTGACCTGATGGCGCACGAGTAGCCACAACTCCAGAGAAAGTCTCTTGAAACCATTTGAGGAGGTCCTCAACAGCATCGTAGTTGAAGTTAGCCAAGAGACTCTGAACTCGTGACTTCAAAGCAGAACCCTCATCAGAAGCTTGCTTCAGAAGAGGGAGTAGAAGCGGGCGTAGACTTGGGTTCGAGTACGCCAGACGGATTGTAGAGGACCTCAGATTGGGCATGGTGCACCTGAGATCAAGACATGATCTCTTTGAACTTGGAAGCCAAGTCGGGCTTCAATTGACCCATAGCAAAGAACGAAAAACACTCTGCGAAGAACTCCTCCACAGAGACCATCGAGTAAATGCTTGGGAACGACTGAGACTTCGCCTGCTCAAGCATCATCTTCCGTACTTCATGAACCTGTACGTGCCCACCAGTCGACAACTCGTATCGATACCCATCACTGGATACGATCGTTGGGCTAACCTTCAACCCACGTACTGGAATTGGGAGAGTATCTCCCACGTTGAGAGACTCAACCTTCGGGTACTCCCGAGGGTGCTTCAACTGAGTGTACCAAGTTGAGAAGCTCTTCTTTCGCTCTGCGGACAGGAACTTGAACCAGTATCGGTGACCCAGTTCATGAAGAAGACCCTGAAGGTCATCCTCGCCCTTCTTCGCCAAGATCCTCAGGTACACATCGTCAGAGTCAACAGCATACCAAGCTCTACGATGAGCCCGACTGCTCAGCTGACCCACGATGTAGAGATCGCCATACGCAACCTTTCGGAAGTCAAAGTCATTCAAGGATTGGTTTGCCATGGCAACCAGACCCTTGATGTCCTTGAACTTCTTCTCGTCTGCGCCAATGGTGTTGTGCACGCGAAAAGGACCCACTGCCTCTACCTGAGAGATCCCACCCTCACCACTATCAGTGGACTCTGAGCGTTCTGGCCACTTTGCTGCACCAACGAGGAACTCAATCTTTGGCTTGTTCTTCTCGTACCACTCTTCGATGTCCTTCGGTCTTCGAACAATCGTGAGCGCCCGGATAGCCATCTCCACAGCCTTCTCCTTGCCAGCGGGCAAAGAGCGAGTCTGGATGATCCAGTCCTTGTAGGACTGGAAGGCGTTAACCAACTTCACCAGGGAATTCCAGAGGATAGCCCCGCTGTACTCCTTCCCTCTACGTTCATTGAGAGTGGTCTCAAAGGATGCAAAAGCATTCTGAAACTTGAGGACAATTTCAGCGGGGTTGGAAAACTCTTTGGAACTCAGAAATCTCTGAGCAAGGCGATATGCGCCTACCACTACGGACGGAGAGGGGTTCATTCGAGGCTCTTCTTAGCCCGAGCCACCGCAGCCTTCACCCACTCCTCAGGAGTCTGGGTCTTGATGGCATTGGTGTCGTAACTCAGTGTGAGAGCGTTTCCAAGGTCATGACTGTCCCCCACCGTGAAGTAAACAGCTTGCTTCTTGAACCAGAAACGAATGCGGCCATCCCTGGAAGTTGCGTAAGGAACCTTGAGACCCGTCTTCAACTTCCAACCCTCCGATTGGAGGTACTCCTGGACAGCCTTCTGTGCAGCTTCGTAGGTCTTGCCAGCAGCGCTCTTCAACAAAGGCAGAATGTGGGGGCGAAACTCCGGTTTGGTATGAGCCAAACGAATCAGAGAAGATCGGAGCCTCTCCTCAGACGACGTGGCCTTACCCCCACTCACATTCCACCCCAAGCGCTAAGGTCTCGTGCTGGACTTCCATCGAAGGGGATCAGACGATCCTTCACCTTCATACGGTCGACACCCCAGCGACGCTTGGCCACCTTGAGTGAATCCTGAATCAAGTCAGACACGATGGATGTAGGGATATCAATTCCGAACTGAGTCTCGATTGCCTTCAGTTCATGTCTCACAGAATCCTGCACAGACTCTGCACGACGAATGGTGGAGACAACATCCTGTGCAGTCTTCATGTCCAGTTCTGAGAATCCAGACATGTTCTTTGGGCCGATGGTCCGACCATTTGCCACAGAAGTCCAAATGGGATGGATCACAATCCCATTGAGGTCTTTGCGATATGCCTTCCTCTGCCAGAACAATGGAAGGATTGTGAAGGTCCAAAAGTTCGCGCCCATCAACGCAAAGTTCAACGCGAGATTGTGAGGAGGCTTCCAGTATCCACCCTTCTTCAAGGACTCAAGCTCCTGCTCAATGAATGCACGGGCATCAGAGTCCTGTGCAGTCTTCAAGAGAGGAAGCAGTTCTCCTCGGATGGCAGGGTTGGCTTGTGCGAGGTGAATTGCCTTGGACCGGAGAGTAGTCATATCTACCTTCATGGAAATAGAGTGGGTACCGAGCGCACCTACCTGACGCTATAACGAACATCACCAGGTCTTTTATCCAACCAAAACAAAACCCACGCTGCGTTTCCGTAGCGTGGGTCAGACTCATCCAAAGGATGGTGCTAGTTGATGTGGAACTTCTTGGGACCAGTGGGTTTGGGCTCAACCTCAGAACTCTCAACCACAGGATCAAGGAGTTTGGCCAGAGTAACCAGGGCTTGAAAGTAGCTGTCGCTACAACTGGAGATACCTCCTAGTTTGAGCGTGTACCTTCGTGTCGTTTCTGTTTGTGGGTGCTCGGAGATCTCCAGAGACTTTTGACTCTGAGCAATGGCTTGAGGGAGAATCGCTACATGGAGGTCCCCATCAGCACGGAATCCAATCTCCACAGACCAGAAATCATCAGAAGGAATGTCAAGATCAAACTCAACATTCACCCCAAAAAGGATGTCCCTGATGTCCTTCTTCAGAAGATCAAAGTCAGGGTCACCCACAACCTCTTGAGTCATGGTTTCTGCAATGTATGAGTGAATCGACCTGTAGCGGATATCCAACTCCTCCGCCCACTCAAGTTCCTCTTCGTACGTCAAAGTCATGACTTTGAGTTCTTACGTTCCTTCGCCTTCTTCTTTGGTGAGGGTGCCTCCTCAACAGCCTCTGGGGCATGAACCTCTGCTGGAGCGGATGCCGCCTGAATTCCCTTCAGACGAAGACGCTGACGAGCAGCACCTACGCCCTTCCCCAGTCGAAGGTCCAAGGCCTTCAACTGCTCCTTGGTTGTGAGACTAGCCCAAGCTTCTTGACGGGACAAAGCTTCTGGCTTGCGTTCAACTCGACGATGACTTGTAGACTTCATGGTTCTCCTTACTCCTTACACTCTGATTTACCAACCAACATCACAGCGAGTTCACCCCTTCGTAGGGGTCTCCTGTGTCCGTGAAAATGATCCCCTTCAAAGTGACACGCACAGGGCGAATCCTGTACCTGTCTCGGCTTCTGGGTCCACGGTCCTGCTCTTTGTACTCTGAGTCCACCCTATCCCAGAGATCAAAGATCTCCTCGATGAGAGCCTCCGACTCAAAGATGGCGTAGCCATTACGGCTTCGTTCACAAATTGCATTTGGGCCCTTCTCTGTCTCTACAACAGCAAAGGCGTCCACGGGCCCATAGTACAGATCCTCAACATGCTCCCAGAGTGTCTTCATTGCGGGGATGAACCTCGCCAGAATAAGAGAACGGTCAATCTTCTCTTGGACTCCGGGTGGCTTTGGATTCCCCTGCTCATCCCTTTCCGAGAAGATGTGACCCCAGTTCAGAACTCGACAAGCTCTCTCGACAATCTTGATTGTCTTCTCGGTTGGCAACAGATGGTCTCCGGCCGCAGCTAGCTTCTCTGGCTCGTACGAATTTCGTGTGAGGTGCCAGAGTGCAGCGAGGATGTCCCATGGGTTCCTCTGACTACCAAAAATCATCCCATCCTCAATCTTCCCAAGGAGGTCTGGCATGACGTGGAATGGGGAATGTTCCTTCCCATCATGTTCGACTTGCTGGTCAGCGAGGTGTGAGAGGTCTCGGATCTTCACCCATCCGCCCTCCCTGAACCAATAGCAGACTTGATCTTGCATCGACGAGCTAGAACCACAGCACCCACCGATGTAATACAGACCTTCCCTCATGGCGATCTGCATCCACTCCTCAGGGGTGAAAGGGATCTTGATGCTCTCAAAAATTGGTAGGTTGTAGGACTCCCGGTCAAGTCCTGGGGTCCCCCGGTACTCATATGCGGTTGTGTACTCGATCCCAAGTTCCTCAAAGATCGCTTGTGCGGTTTCGAAATTCACCATCTCAAGTTCCTCTTTGGGTAGGAAATTTTCGAACTTCAACATCTCAGTTCCTCTTTGGGTACATGCTCACCTTCATCATCGCACCATATGAGGTCTTGGAGACGTTGGAAGGCGATGGGATTTGTAGCCTCGTGTTCCGTACTCTCCAACGCGTACCCCGCACCCTCCAGCAATTCTGTGAAGGTCCAGGAGCAATGGATGGCATCCATGTTCTTGGCCACCTCAGCGCACTTGGAGCACCGTGTGTAAGTTTGGAAGTCGGACCCCCACTTTCCAGCATACCTGAAGTACGTATCCCCGATGTTGATCTGAGTAGGACACTCACAACAACGGTGAATCTTGCGAGCCCGGTATGTCTTTGTTGAGAAGAAGGAGGGCGCGTACCCATCGTAGGTGGAGCACATTTTACGTCCCCTTAGCAGTTAGGATTCCGTAGACTGTCCTAGTCCAACCATTGGTGAGGCCCTTGTTGGACCCAATGAGAAATCCAGAAGGGCCCAAAGCAAGTACCTTGTGTAGAAGGACCCGACCCCTAACCTTGCAGAGAAGAATCGAACCAACTTCAATCTTAGTGTCCTCAGCGATTGGAGACACAGTTACCTCCTGACCATTCTTGACCAAGGGATCCATTGAGTTGCCTCGGGGACGAAAGATAACCTCTTCCCCATCCAGGAGTTTATCTGCAACCCACTTCATTCTCTCCCCTTTGAGGTCAGGCACTGTTGAGCCTCTACCTTTGAGACATAAACACCATTCTTCGAACCTAGAGACTTTCGAACTACAGCAGTGAGAAAACCTGTCCTTGGTGCACCAGAAGGTCGGCTGTATGTGTCTGGAGCACTGTCTGGGAGAGCATCCCAATGTTTTTTGATGAAATCAGCCAAGTCCTGCTCATTCCTATGGATGCTGAACCCATCCGGTCTGACACCATAGCCTTTCTCTGATTCCTCCCATTCCTGAATCAGGCAAGGTTCAGGTGCATGTGGAGCCTCAGGGATTTTGCCCGCTGATGGGATTTTGCCCGCTGATGGGATTTTGCCCGCTGGAAGTTCATCTGGTGGTGTTCGGAAACCAGGCAGAAACTGAACACCTACTGTGGGTACAATGGCAGGACGCCATGTGTTACCACAGGTTTGACATGCGTGTGTGTGGTGAGGCCTAGCTGCAAACTCCCCCTCATCCACATGTAGAACACCACACATAGACCCATCGCTCAACCGAGCAGGGCAATGTAGGCGCATTGGGATTGGGGCTTCCTTCGAAGAGTTCATATGACCCATCCTTTCAAAAGTTCCGAGGGTCTGGCTCCTCTGAATGAACCCAAACCCCTTCAACAACTGGGTCGACTGACTTAGACTCTGGCTGTGGTACAGCAAATACTTGCTCCACAATCTGCTCAGAAGTCATGCCCAAGGATTTGAGGTATCGAATGGCCTCTTCAGGCGTAGTGAAGGTACTCATACCTCCACTTACTCCTTTTCAGGGTGTTTTGGACTCTAGTCGAGACTTGAAACTATCTGTGACCTTGAAATGAGTGTCGTAAGGCTCAGCGACCTCTTCTTCTGGTTCAAGCAGGTCCTGCCAATGGCGAGTGTGTTTCAACTCCCTCTCAACTGCCTCTGGAGAGCCCGACCAAAGAATCCTCCCGTCAGTTGTACCCACCAGAAGGTACATCTCTAGGTCGCCCTGACACACAAGAGTGTTAAGACAGTCCAACACCTGATCGTTTGGGCCAAGACCACAAAACATCTCAGGCCAGAAACAGACATACCCATCCTTTTTGAAGAGGGTTTCAACACGGTCTCGTACTGAGTGGGTGATATCTGTTTCCGACATAGAGAATGCCTCAGCTGAGGGTGTCTTTGAGACTCTTGAGAACAGAGGCGCGAACCTTCCGCGAAGCAGGCTTCGCTGCGTACTCTGCCATCTGACCCGTGAGAGGATTCTTCTTCATCTGAGCCTCTCGTGCAGGAATGTTCTTGACCTTCAACTTGATCAGGTCTGGGAGAATGAACTCCCCGAAACCCTTGAGTTCACTGTGAACAAGGTCTGTGAGATTCCCAAATAGGTCTGCAACCTGCTTCTTGCTCAGACCACTCTTCTCAGCGAGGCTTCCAACAATCTGCGCCTTCGTCATGCGCTTGTTTTCAGTCTTGCCCTCAGCCACAGGAACTGCACTCTCGATATTGATCTCGGTCATGGTCTTCTTTCTTAGGTTTGTGACAGCAACTACACTGCTGTTTGGGATACTACCCATGAAATTCGAAAATGCACCTAGTTTCCGAATCTTCAGGTAAAGTGGGTGAATGAGCAGCAGTCAAGAACTCCGAAAGGTTCGAGCGTGTAGCTCCATAGAGCACGCAATACGTGTTGCGTGGAGACAAAAGGATGAGTTCTCGACACAGTATGAGGGCTCCACATCTCAAATCATCAAACACGAATCTGGCAACATGCGTAGACACATTCGTGGACTCATCTCCGCACTACGACTCCTGAGGAACATGTGACGTCCATTCCCAGAATGTCCTCAGATACGTATTGAGAGTGTTTGGATGGCGAAAGCATCAAAAAAAGACCTGAGATGAAACCATCTCAGGTCTTTGCCCTTTTACTTGCTCAAGTGCCCTTTTTCAGGATGGCTACGCAATCGGATTCCAATGAAGGCGGGGCGGGCCGGATGGTCGAAGGTCCAAGGTCCTTGATTCCCATCTCTATCTGTGGTGTAGGGGTGTGGTGGGCCCAAGGAATGGGGTTCCCGCACATATATCCTGGATGGGTCCACAGTCAACTCTACGATGCACAAAGCGATTGAGTGCTTTCGAGTAGTCTCCGCCCACGTACTCTCAAGGGCACGTAAGGAGCTGCTAACACTCAAGTCTCCTCTGGCCTCCATCTCATAAGCAAGCTGAACCCGTGGGTTGAACGAGTAGGACTCACGAACCGTGTGGGGCGCAGACTCTCTAGTGAAGAGGTCACCATAGGCAACTTCTAGTGGGTTGATTGTCTCCATCTCAGAAAACCAACTAGATGAAAGATCTCGGTGAGAGAACACCCTTTCCAACATTTGGACCAAAGGCACTACGAATCCCCACACCGTACTTGGGCTGCTGAAGGCCTCGAATGAACTTCACAGTTCTCGCTTTTGCCTCTGTCGCCTTATCAAACTGAGACTCTGCATTCTGTTTGAGGCTCTCGTATTTTGCACTCTTCTCGATACTGAGGGAGACACCTCCAATCGAGTAATCGAATTCTTCAGCGACCCAATTGATGCTGAGAGCGAAGCAGGCATGTGAGATAGCCTCCCAGAGGACTGCTGTTCTCCAGGCTGGCTTGTCCCGGACGAGCTTCTCGATGGTGTCCATGCCTTCTGTAGACGGAGGGAACATGTTCCACCAGTCTAAACCTCTCTCAAGGTACTCTAGGAGTTCAGCATCCTCCCATAGTTGACCGAAGACTTGGTTGTAGTTTCCAATGTTCCCCTCAGCCTCTGGTGGTCTGAAGTGGTAGAACTTATCTGGATTTTGGTCGCGGAGAAGCATTCTCAGCTTCGCGATCATCCCAGCTTCTGCTGCTGAGTAAGTTGGAGAAGCCACTACACCAGGTGTGACTACTGCCCACTCCTGGACAACTTGCTGAAGTGGGCTTCCCACAAACTGACGAAAGTTCCACCTAATTCGATAGGTTCCAATGGCTGCGTTGATTGGAACTTGGAGGGAAGCGTAATACTCCCCAACCACAGGATTTAGAGGGACTCTGGCTGGAGCCCCAATGAGAATCTCGGCAAACGGGAAACCTGGACTCAAGTAGTAGATCGCATACGTGATCTCAAACGCATTTGATGAGTGTCCATCTGCGTCTGTGAGGTAGATGTCCAAATCACCTTGTTGGAGAACTGCACCAGGAAGGAATGCTACGGCCATGCTTCACCAAAAGAAAGAGGTTTTATTGGATCGTTCGAGCCCTTTGAAGAGATGGAGCACCGTCCCACATTCGAACTGTGGATACTTGAGTAGGACCATTCACTCTAGCTGTGAGAGGCCCAGGCCACTGCTTCTGAACTTCAGTGGTACCAAACTCCATAGCACTGGGAATTCCTGTGGGGAGGATTGCGGCACCTAGAACTAGGTTCCCAAACGCCTCAGAGCTAGGTACACCAACAGGGTTTACATCTTGACTGAGTGATGATACTCCAAACGCTTCGTCAGAAGATATCCCAACAGGGAAGAATGGGACCGAGATACGAACGAGACCAAAATCCTCCGCGCTTGGGATACCTATTGGGTTCAGGGACAAACTGAGAACAACAGAGCCGAAAGCCTCTTCCGAAACTATCCCAAGGGGATTGAGGATCTTCTGAACAGAAGGCTGGCCAAATCCCTCCTCGGAAGGAATACCTTCGAAGATGATGTCTTGAGCTAGACTCAAAACACCAAATACTTCGGACGATGCTATTCCAACTGGGGAGACCCCCATGTTTAGATCTGGTTGACCAAAAGCTTCCGCAGACCCAATACCAGTTGTGTAGATAGGTACTCGGAATCCAGGAATTCCAAAGGCCTCGCCAGACACCACCCCAATGAAGGAGACTGTTCGGTTCAGTTTTGCTGATCCGAAGGACTCAGCAGATGCAATCCCAACAGGGTACAGGGGGCGTGAGAGGGATGGTATCCCAAATGCCTCTGATGAAGGTATGCTGGAGACTAGAGCTACACGATTCAGTTTCGCGACACCAAAAGTCTCGCCTGAAGCTATCCCAGTAGCTTGAACATCCCTGTTCAGTTTTGCTGACCCGAAAGCCTCTGTAGAAGAGATCCCAGCAGGCTGGACCAACCTCCTCAGATTCGTGTTTCCAAAAGCTTCCGCAGACCCAATACCAGTAGCTTGAACAGCCCTGTTCAGTTTTGCTGACCCGAAAGCCTCTGTAGAAGAGATCCCAGACGGGTAGATAGGACGCGAAGCTGAGGGAGTCCCAAAAGCCTCGCCTGAAAGAATTCCAACAGGAAGAAGCGTTTGGTTCAGTTTTGCTGAGCCAAACGCTTCTGCGGAAGCAATTCCTGTAGCCTGAATTGTCTGATTCAGATTCGCAGTTCCGAAGGCCTCAGTCGTTGGGATACCTGTGGCCTGAATCGTCCGATTCAGTTTTGCTGAGCCAAACGCTTCTGCGGAACCAATGCCTGTGGCCTGAATCGAAAGATTCAGCTTCGCAGTTCCAAATGATTCTGCGGATGTGATGCCTGTTGGGTAAACAGGCACCGATAGAGATGGTGTCCCAAACCCCTCAGTTGTTGGAATACCTGTGACCTGAATTGAACGATTCAGTTTTGCTGTACCAAACGACTCTGAGGAACCAATGCCTGTGGCCTGAATCGAAAGATTCAGCTTCGCAGTTCCGAAGGCCTCCGAGGAGCTGATCCCAGTGACCTGAATCGACCGATTCAACTTTGCAGTGCCGAAGGCCTCAGCACTTGAGATTCCTGTGGCCTGGATCGACTGATTCAACTTCGCAGTGCCGAAGGTCTCTGAGGAGTTGACCCCTGTGGCCTGGATCGTTCGATTCAACTTCGCAGTGCCGAAGGTCTCTGCGGAAACAATTCCTGTGGTCTGAATCAACCGATTCAGGCTCGCAGTACCAAAAGCCTCTGCACTTGCAATCCCTGTGAATTGAAGTGTCTGATTTAGCTTAGGTCCCCCAAACGACTCCGCACTTGCAATCCCAGTAGGCTGGATTGTAGGTGTCGTTCCCGCATCGAAGGCGTCGAAGAGAATCCTACTCACGACGACTCTCCTCTTACAGGTTTACGATGATGAAAGTGTCCAAGGCTGCGGGTGTTCCAGTAAAACCACCAGAGACAGTGAAGAACTTGGTGGACCCATCATATGCAGACACTTTCTTCACCTGACCGGCCAACGTACCTGTCAGGAACACACACAGAGTGTCCTTCCAGTAGTCTGTAGTCGTCTCGGTACGATTTGTCTCGAAAGTGCTTGCGCTATTCCCAACGTTTGACACCACAGAACCTATCTTGACTGGAGCTGTGACCTCAAAGGAATCAAGAACCAGTTTTGTAGAGATCCCATCCACAGTTGCTGAGACAACAACGTTGTAGGTTCCCCCAACCTCGAATCCATTTGCAGAGGTCACGTCCACTGTGACCCGATAGTGACCAGTTAGAGCGGCCCTCAAAACAACTGTGGGACTGAGAATTGGAGTGTCATTGTCGTGTTGATACACATCGCAAGTAGGAGTCAAGTCTGCGTTTTGGATTTCCCCAGATGACGGATTGGACGTCACGAAATCCCGAACAATCGAAAGACCTTGAGAGACGGTCATAGTCGCCTCGCTATGCGAGTGTTCCCCAAAACAGGGAAGATAGAAGCAGGCCGGTACACGAAGGTGACCCTCATGTCGAAGTAGTTGAGTTGGCTGTTGTCCAAGACTCCAGCCCGTCCCCCAGCAATCGCCAAACCCTCACCTCTTCGAAGGACGATGCCCGTGCCAACCTTAGCAGCAAAGACATCAAATCCATTGTCTGGAGTCGTACAAGCGTCCCCAACCCTGTTAGGTCTTGGGCATCGTACTATCTGACGGAACAGACCAGACCTCTGCTCACGAGCTACGTTCACAACAGACGAATCTGTTGTGTCCCAAAAATACTGAGATCCTTCGTAGTATCCAGGAAGAGCAGCCTTGAAAGCCCCCTCATAAACCTTCACACCAGAAGGCAGAGGATGTGAGGGTTCGTTAGCTATGATCGCCCCTTCTTCAGGGGTAAAGACTCCAGGAACATAACCCTCTGTGCGAATGAGACGGATGGTTGTTGGGGTGGGGATTCCTAGAGCATTGCCCATGTCTCCATCTTCTGACATGGTTATTGAGACAACCCCCAATACAACACCAGAGCCGAAATTGTTCATCAGGGACCAGATTGCACGACCCCCCACGAGAGTCCCAATGTCTCTTGTTCGAAACACGTAGGTTGCCCCTGTACTCTGGTCACAAACCTTGATGTTCAAGGTGAGAGCGTGTGGGACAATTCCAGAACGTTGCACAAGAGAGATACCCTCACCCTCCTGAAGGATGATCCTCTCGGTTGGATTCTGAGTGTTGTAAGACAACCAAATCTGATCCGCAGTTGAGCTATCTGCCCTTCTTGTTGATCTACCCGACACGCGACTAGAAATCATAGTGCTAACCACTTGACTCTGGTGCTGTGGACAATCTGATAGGTTTCTCAGAACGTCTCCCTCCACTACTACAGGAGAGGAAAGGCAAACGACTTCAGCGGGTAGATCTGGAGACAGAGTGTCGTACTTGACATAGCCTATTTCAAAACCCCCTGAAGCCGCACTCACTCTCACAAGAGTCTGAATCCCAGTCCCAATTAGGGTGGATGCCATCTCTGAAGGCTCTACGAACCTAACTTGAGTGACTTCAAGAACACCCAAATTCGACTCATTATACAACATGGCGATGCCATCGACTAGCGGTGTGCTATCGACTCTGGCAACTCGCCAAGTGTATGTGCTGGCCATGAGTCACTCCAACTCAAAAGGAAGCATGATGTCCAAGATCTTCTTCCCAGACTTTAGGAGTTGGACACATGGAACTGGAATTGTTCTCCCATCCCGAGTAGTAACATCCATCTTGGAGTGTTCAGCACTGAGGTTGGAGATGTCTGGGGATGGTGCCTGGTTCTTCTGAGTGACCTCGCCATCAGGACCATCAACAAAGATGTAGTCCACAAGACAGCGAATTCCATTACGAGTTGCTTCTGCGTAAGAGAGACTACACAGAAGCCCACCTGACTCAGAGAAATCCAGGTTCTGGGAAACCTCATTGACTTGAATCGAAATCATTGGGACTCCTCAAGCATCAGTGAATTCAATCTCAAAGTCATTGGTTCCAACAGCAGAAGCACCGCTCTGCTGAATCTCAACACCAAAAGCTGCACGACAAGTGAGAGGCTCCACATTGGAATCTCCATAACCTGCATTCCAAACCTCACCAAATGGGATCAGTAGTTCCCACTCATCAAGGGTTGCACCAGAAACAGCAGGCTCATCGTTCGACCAGAGGTATTGGCGGAAGACGTCAGTTCGAGTGATTGTTCGATTTGTGCCACAAGTCGTCTGAGCAGCTAGTGCTGCACTAGCTGTGTCGTGCTTCACTGGAGTGAGTGTTGTACCGCCAGCTGCTGCGGTTGTCCTATTCACTCTCATGGTAGTCAAAACACCTGTCACAGTTGCTACACCATTGTTCAACTGGTACATACGGTAAACTCGAACGATTCGAGCTGAGCCCGTCGCATTGAACACGTCAATCATCGATTTAGCCGAAGCAAACGCAACGGCCTGAGAGGTTGCTCTCCAAGTTGCAGCCATAATCCCTTAGCCTCTCCCAGAAAAAATCAAAAGGTCGCCGGTCCCGTTACCTTGCGAGCCCACTACATTCTGACGAACTTCAAGTCTTTTGAGACTCTGAATCGCCAAACCAAGATCGTCTCTCTTCTCCCCTGCTGGCAAGGAACGCCATCTATCCACTTGCTTGGGGAGAGAGTAGCTGACTACCTTTCTGAGGAAGTCGTCAGGAAATACCCATGGAACATCAAGAATCCATCCGTTCTTGCTGTCCCAATGAAGGCGGACATTCTTTGGCGGAATCATCAACGACATTGAGACCTCAGAGCTTGAAGATCTTGTTCGCTCCGTTGTCCCAAACAACAGTGATGTCACCTCCGCTTGGGGTAACAGGCAAACCTGTTGCCGTGTCAATGTAGGCAATCAGTTGACTCGTGGATGCAACACCTGTGTCCTTGTAGATCACAAGAGCCTCCACAGAAGCTCCTGTCACCGCAGTGAAGGTGATGTCAGCGGCATCTGCAACCCCTGTAGTCGATGTCTTACCCGTGAAAGATACCGAGGTGGAAATGATCGCACCTCCAGGAATGATCGACAGGAAGGCGTCTGTGACCAGGTTTGGTGTGTATGTGCCAGTGTCCACCAAACAGGCCTTGATCGCATCAGAAGTCCAGTTCACTCCTGCATTGAGAAATGCAGCTCGGCCCGTGTCATAAAGTGCGTTCGCCATGTGGTTCTTGTCCTCTTCAGACGAGACCGTATTACATGACTAACGTTGCCCTCTAAGTCGGTTACGATAGGAGTTCTCAGCTAACGTGATCTGACGAATCAAGAGAGCCGTCTTCTTCATTGAAGAGGAGAAAGCCTCCCTCAGTTCCTTTTGGAGTAGAGTTTCAGACATGATTCCTAGAGATGGATGAGGGCCTTCATACTTCGAACTTCGTCAGCGTAGTCAAGAGCACTGATTTTCGCAGACCTGTTGAAATACTCCTTCTTGAGGTCTCGTATCGAGTCCCCATTTTCGAAAGAGAAGAAGACTCTCCCTCCATCTTTGGTGGCCTCTACAAATTTCACACCCGCCACACGCAAGTAGGCAGCGTAATACAGATCGGATGTGCGGTAAAAAATTGAGTCTTCCAATGAATCAGCCCTCCTTGAACTCTACCAAGGAGGGCTGACCAGTCCTGTGATTTACAGAACGTTTGACTCAGAGAACTGCGCCTGCGTTGTCATAGATGACAAGTGCAGGACCAACAACACCCTTGTACTTGAACGTGTCACTGGAGAACCCATTGATCTGACCTTCAGCAAGGCTGATGTAGAAGGACGAGTCCGACACAAGGATATCCTTGTACGTGTTGAAGTTGAAGTTGTTGGCATTCCAAACTCCAGGACTTGCCTGAGGATTGAATGTCGAAACCACAACCTGAACGATCGTCCCTGCTGGAACCGTGTACGTAGCCCCCGAAAGAATTCGGAGAATGTCCGTAACAGATCCAGTCGAAGTTCCGGCCGTCAACGCTGAACCTGCTGCGGCTGCTGCAAGAATGACGTTGATCTGAGCAAGACCCAGTGCTGAACCTGAGGTCATGGCTGCAATGAGAGCAGTTGCAGCAGCGTTTGCTTGAGTTGGAGTGAATGCAGCCGCAGCTCCTGTAGCAACGTTCGCAACAATGTAGGCTGCAAGACCAGACTGAGCCGTTGCGAAGTAACGCTGAGTAGCTCCCGTGCTAGCCAAGACGACTGTATTGGTCTCCGGAGCCCGAACGTATCGAGGACCTTGTGGCTTCGGGTCAATGCTCTGGTTACGCTGGGATGCGTTGGGCCAAAGGTCCGTTACCTGAAGGGTGGAGTTTGGAATGTCTGCGCGACGCTTGCAAATGAAAGGCATTAGGATCTCCTGAAATGAGGGGTATGAGACCCCGTTGCTTTAGAGGAGCACTAATAGGACATCTAACGAAACCACCCCAAAAGAAAAAGGCTCACACGCTGTGAGCCTCTTCGTCAAACAACCACTTCAGCACTAAGCACTGTTCACTACAGCAATTCTCAATGTGAACCACGGATTCCCGTTTGGAGAAGCCATGAAGAACTCTGGCGCGCCCGCTCCTGTGAGAGAGATGTCATCTCCAGGCATCAACACAGTTGGTGGAGTTCCAGGGTGGAAGCTGACAAACAGGGGGAATCCACCCACGAGAGGATCCAGATTGCGAATCGAAATCGTAGTGCCATATGCAGGCACCAAGAAATTCAAGACACCTGGAATGAGTGTGTCTGGAATGTTTGGCGGGAAGACTCCAATACCAAGGTTTGGAGCCTGAGCCGTTACCGTAAAGACAGGCTCTTTGGTAGAGAAGAAGTCGTAGGGGGGGATCACAAGAATGGGCCCTGCTGGAGAAGGGGCTCCAGTAGTGTTCTGTGCAATGACTCTGAGGAAGAGTGTCGCATCATCATTGGGTAGGTATGACGCACCCGGATCCATAGGGGTAGCGTAGTCATTTGGGTCAAAAACAGCCCGTGTCAGACCTCTACCAGACTCCTCAATTCCTGGGAGTCCCCGATTTTGGATAGACTGAGACCTGAAATCCCCACCATTTAGAACTGAGAGGATTGGAAGTGCGCCGAACCCAGAAGTTCCCATGACAGGACCATAGGCGTCATTCAACCGAGCTGCGCCAACGAGGTCGTACCTATCTACACCATTCCTTTTTGGGAGGGTGATGTTGATTTGGTTCTGACTTCGGTATTGGTTGGAAGGGATATCTCGTTGACGGGTCATTGTTCCCTCAGTAAATTATCAGGGATTCACCGAGTCAAGAAATCACTTTGACTTAGATGCTGTCTCTTCTCGAATCTTTGGAGCATAGGACTCTACGTTCTTGCCTTGAGAAGCGGCAAGTTTGGCTGCATCAGACCAAGAACTTGTGCGTTCCCCATTGACATTGGGAGCTAGGCTTACCCCAGGACCCTCTCTCTTGAGGACTTCTTGTCGAGCTGAAACACGACGGTTCTTATCTCGCATCTGACCAGCAACCCGGTTGTTTTTCGAGGCCCAACCATCTCCCTTGAACACCACACCAGAGAGTGAGATCAGCCTCTTAGCAGAGGAGCCACACGACTCACACGTTTGAATCTCATCGAACCGAGAAAGTGGTACCACACGTTCAAAGCAAACAGCACACTTCTCACATTCGTACTCGTAGGTAGGCATTCTGCACCTTACCCATCAAGCCAACTCCCAATTCTTGACCTTCTCAAGGGTGGCTGCAACGTGCTTACAAACCTTGTGGACCGAAGTAGGGTCTTTGATGTCTGGCTTTGAGGCTGTACCTTTAGGTGCCCCATACAGGTACTCCCCAAATGAAGCCCAGTGTTCAGGTCCTTGCCAACGCCAGAACTCGCAGGAGCAAGAGACCTTGATGTCCATTGTCTGAAGCTTCTTCCGGTTACCTACACGCTCAACCTTCATCCTTACGATGTACTCGGAGTTACCCTCTGAACTGGGGCACGTGAACACATACATCGCATTCTTCTGATCAAACCTCTTGCCTTTCGGCTCCAGGGTCTTTGACTTGAGGAGAACCTTAGGTGAGGTCTCAGACAAGAGTTCAGCAAGACGCTTCGCCACACGTACGGCCGAAGCTTCCTTGTTGACAAACCCATGCCCAGAAGGAATGACCTTCGCTGATCCTGGAGCATTGTCCATCTCACGAACATCCAGCCTATGGCCTGGAGATCTGTCCCTGTGTTCCCAATCTGGGTACTTCAGACTTGGGTTGTTAGGAGAGGGCTCTCCCAGGTCTTGTGCTCCTGGACCTGGGTCTAAGTTGTATCCAGGTGTGAATGTCTCTCGGTAGTACGTGGCAGCCACGTACCTTGGGTCAGGAACCCCGTACTCAATCTCCAGACAATCAAAGAAATGAGACAAGTCCTCCTCAGACTCGAAAACAACACCCCTAACGAATCTGGAAAGTGGCACCAGAGTCTCTTCTTCAGTGGTGCCATCGAGATGAACGAGAATCCCATCTGGGTCAAAACCAATCAGGTCTCCCCAACCAAAGGCCATGTGGAAGAAAGAAATGGGCTGAGACGCCTTCTTTTTCCTTGAGTTTGAGGATGACCCGCCAGAGGGGAGACGACGAAAACGATCTCTGTACTTTGGATTGTTTCGTATGGAGCGACGACGCTTGAAGCTCGGGTTGTTCCGAATCTTCCTGTAGCGTTTCCGAGCTTGCGTGAGGATCTTGTTCTTCTTCCTCCGGTAATACTTCCTGTAGTACCTCTTTGCCTGACCCCTCTGCTTGTGTTGGCGCTCAGAATACGATGGAAACATGGCTGCAAAGACTTCCATTGCAGTCCTACGTGGGTAGATGTTTTCCTTGTATGGGTGGCCGTACTCTTCCCCAGGAGTTCCAGGAGACCTGACCTTGATCTTCTCGTTCGGAGTGACAGGACCTGATGGCGTATTCCAACCCCCTGTAGATGGACCAGGGGTGTTGACAACAGGAGGTCCAGGAGTCTTCCGAGTCAAGTCCTTTTTGTTGTCTGTCCTTTGAGGATAGGAACGAGCACGGTCTGACTTCCCAGTCTCACCTGGAAGATGCTCAATAGTGTCCCCCTGAGGCATGGGAATGCCTTTTGCTGGCTTCTCGCCCACAAAAGTGCGAGTGCCGAACATCTCCTCAGCAGGGGCTGAAATTCGAGCAGACATGGTCAGTATTTCATGTCGAGACCCAACCTTGGGTCTGTCTCGGTTGGGACCTTACAACAGGGTCCTGCCACAAGTACCTCTGTCCCTCCCGTTGCAAGAAGTAACCGAGCATCGGAATCCTGGCATAGGAGACCATTCTCACTGATCTTCAACGGGAGGTTCACACTGAAAACCGCAGGTCCTCCAGCCCTTACACCAAAAGCATCCAGAGCAATTCGCTCATACAGGTTGAAGAGGTATCTTCCACCTCCCTCAATCACAGTAATGACGCTCGCCCCAGAGGCTACAGCTGAGAAGTCACTTCGATTCTGGTAGGAAGTGTAATTCCTGTAGGTGCTTCTCCTTGGGTCTGAGTAGTCTTCGGAACCATAGAGAATGAAACCCGTAGCCCAAATTCCATTTGACTTCTCAATTGTGAATTCAGAAACAGGTGGGGTCTGAACATCTGCGTACATGACCCATTGCCCAGACCTCCAACCCGTAGATCGGAGAATAGGACCTGCTGTAGCTTGAATCTTGTCCCCTACCTTGAGGACATCAAGATCATTGTCTGTGAGAGTTGCAGCTGTGCCCACAAATCACCTCGTTCCGCCGTGTGGCTTCAGTTTTGGATGTTTGGGCACCTCGTCCCTGGACTCAGGAACACCTTTCACACCAGGTTGTTCAGTCATGATCAGGAATCGATTGAGTGTTGAGAAGTCCTTACCTCCAGGAGCATTCTCAATCTTAGTTGGTGTGGGTGGAGCCTTATTCGCCTCGGACCGAGCCTCGGATACAGTCCTGTCTGGAGAGTCAGACTCTCGAACTGAGTTCACGGCAATGCTTGGTTTATTCGACAAGGCTTGCGACTTATCGAATTTACGTACTTCATACGTCTCGGGGTTGTGGACGAAGTACGACTCCGCAGTGTTTCCCTGGGCAAGAAAACGTCTTGCGACTCTGTCAGGCCCCAAATCCAGAAACTTGCGTGCGACACGAGCAGAACTCTTGTCTCTTGAGGAGAATGGGGAAGTCATCAAGGCACCATCCACATAGTCTCTGTCCCCTAAAGTGATTCTGCCCCTAAGAAAGTCCTCACCCATCAACGACAAGGCATAGGTCGTTCTGTCCAAGGCTCTCTCAGCAGCAGAAATTCTGCTTGGCACACCCTGAATCATGTCCCCAGCCACCTGGTAAAGATGATCTCTTTCCTTGGATGACTCAACCAAAGAAAGGGCTCTGTCACACAGGATTCGTAGACGGTGAACATCTACGCGAGCCTGTGTGACACCTTCTGTGAGTAGAGCCCACGCAACTTGGCTGGAAGAGGTTTTGAGTCGAGTCATAGGAGCTTCCACTCCCCCATCCTATAGAAGCGAACGCGTAACCATCAGGCAACCGGATTGGCTTTGAGTGCCTTCTCAATGTAGCTGACTACTGATGGGGCTTCAACAGCGAGAATCTTCGACAATATCTCTGGATTGTTGCCGTACTTCTCCTTGGCAATCTTCACTCTGGAGAGCCAGTGGATCTTCATATCCCACTTCAATCCATCCCCAAGATCAATGTCATCACCCGCAAGGATGACACCCTCAATGGAGGTTGGAGTCTTGATTTTCAAAGGAGGCTGACCACTGAGGTCCTTCTGGATGCGAGCCACCACAGAAGGTATTTCAACAGCGTAGATCTTCGCCAGAGCCTCTGGATTGTCTCCGTACTTCTCCTTGGCAAGCTTAACTCGTGAAAGCCAGTGCCCACTCATATCCCAGGAATCAGCGTCAGACACACTGGGTACAACTATGGCTTCTGCGAGAACCTTAGTGTCTCCCAATCTGGTTTTCTCAGTGGACACCAGTTGGGCCTTTCGTTGCTGTCGGATGATTTGTGCCTGGTCCTCTGGATTGAGAACATCCAGGATGGTCTCCACTTTTTCAGCCTCAGCAGAGAAGATCTCAGTACCTTTGGGAGAATTCAGAATTGCGCGAGGAGAAGGTGTGTTATCCAACTTCTGAGCTGCCATAGCAGCCTCGGAAGCATCTCGAATCACCGTCTTTTGCTTCGCGGGAGAGGAGATACGACCCACACTTCGTGCGTCCTCATTGCCTGAGGAATCCGAAGACATCTCTGTTGCTACCTTCGCCACAAAAGGTTTGACAGCACCTGAGGATGCTCTGGACGCAGCTGTTGATGGACCAAGAGAACGTTCTTCTTCATCCTGGTTCTTGAGTTCCCGACTGAAAGAAGTAGGAACTACAGTGCCATCCTCACTCTGATCCGCTCGGATGAGAGCCCTCTTTGGACGAGCTGAACCTACATCACGCTCATCATCTGAGACTGTGATCGGAGCAGACTTTGTTGCCTTCCCCTTGTCTTGAGCCGCTCGGATCTTGGTGTCTGAAGACTTGGGAGTGTAGGTGGAGATGTTGTCAGACTGTGGAACAAGCCATCCCGCCTTCACTCCAGCCCGAAGTTCATAGTAACTGTGGTCAATTCCATCCAACTTGAGGGTTTGCCCATCAAATTGAACGACTTGGTTTTCTTGGAGGTCCCTTGCGAGCTTCCCAAGATGAATCTTGGCAATAGAACGAAACGAGTGAAATGTACCTGGTACAAACTGGAAATCAGCCATGTGTAGAACCCTCCGATTTGGAGACTCTACCGTCCAGAGCTAGATCTTGAGACTACAAAGGCAATCGAAAGCCTCATCATCAGTCAGGGAATCTGGAAACTCGTAGTCGACAACTCCGCTTGCTGTGAAGATCGACCGTTTACCACCACCAGAAACGATGATGATAGGCGGGTTTGCGAGACCTAAAGCAAAACCCAGCTCCACATACATCCCTCGACCCATGAGTCTGACTTCTGAGAGGACAACGAGAACGTCAGCGTTAGCTACGGACTCAAGATCCTTCCAAGCAAACTCAATCCTATCTTCTTCAGGCAATTGAAGATCAGAGAGACCCACAGTCTCATAATGGGTCACCCAATCCAGGGTTAGAGACAGGTTTGGGTGTTGCTTCACACGTTCGCAAAAAGACTTTGCGCGGCGTAGGTTCGAGACCGCGCCTGCAACATAAACTCGTGTCATGACGGGTTTGCCTCCACGTCAGAAGACGCTTGTCGGCAAGGTCGAACTGTTTCCAACGTAGATCGTTCGACGCGAATACACGCGGACTCGACGTACTCAAAGAGTGCGAGCATCTCTTCGAAGGATGGACAAGGAGGCGGAGCTGGAAGACGGTGGTGGGTCATTTCTCTGACTTAACGAACCTGAATGAGTCTTTTCCCCACTACCATTTGGTTGCACAAGATGTTTTCTTTGTGCTAGCTTTCTCTTGCGACCGGGAGACGTTTCGTCACCCAGACACCCTGCCAGCAATTCAGTTGGCAGGGTGTTCTTTTTGGCGTGGGGAGTTTCAGAGTTTCTTCATCACTTCAGTCCACTCTTCAAGGGACTTGCGATTATCACCAGTGTCAGCTTCTGTTGCTGGCTTTGGTACACCGTTGATTGACCACCCAGAGAGACCCTTTGCGTTCTCCTCTAGGAGCTTCTGGTAGATCTTGGCCTTCATGGGCACGAACTTCTTGAGGAGACCAAGGTCTGCACGAGGGAAGTCTGAGAGGAACTCACTGATCTTCGCTGCTTTAGAGTATGCCCCGACTCCAGTCCACTGGACGTGGTCCTTTTCATCAAGGTACATCGCCGCAGCAAGGTCAACGTACGTAGATGCCTTGGGCTTGTTCCAGACACCTTTCTTTGGGTCCATCGTTTGAGAAAGAAAACGGTAACCCTTCCCAGGCTTGTACTCCAACCAGAATCTCGCCTGAGTTCGAAGCGTGAACCCATATGGGTAGTCCTCAACTAGGTAAGCATTACTCTGCGAGTCATGCCCATAGAGAGGCTTCTTGACAGAAGCCTTCTTGAGCAAGGGGAGAAGAATGGGACGAAGTTCAGGCTTCGTATGTGCAAGACGGATTACGGAAGAACGTAGACTCATGGGTTTCCTCATTTCCCTTCACTCGAACCAATCATGAACTGGCCTCAATAGAGCTTAAAACGATCAGCTCTTGGCAAGCAGAGATGGACGACCCTTCTTCCGAGTGTGGGGAATCTCCAGATCCAAAAGCCAGCGGTCTACGGTCGATGCACCTACACCAAGAAGTTTGGCCATACGCCGAATTGGAGTGCCCTGCAAAGCCAACTCACGAAGTCTGTCCGGAGTCACCTTCTGTCGAACCTGATAGTGAGGACCTTGAAAACCAAAGTCTTGGAGCTTGTAAGCCATGCACTCAGGGACGTGTGGTCGGATGATGTCTAGGAAACGATGGGCTGTGTCCTCTCGTTCGAAGTGAAAATTCCCGGTGTTCTTCTTGATATGTTGCCAGCGTGGGCGAAGTCCGAATTTCTCGAAAATGGATAGTGCAACCTGATGACTAGACTCATCTGCACCAAAAGTGATGGTTGGCCACCAGGCAGCACAACCATCATCCAAATACCAAACAGCCAGAGCAAACTCGTCTACGTGATCCACAATCTCTGGAAGAAGTCGCTTCCAACCCTTATCTCGGGACGCATAGAACATGTCACGCCACGGGACAAGAGTCCCATGAGCCACTGTGTTCATTCGAGCATGGGTGTAACCCCTCTTATCAGGCACATCAAAGATAGGGGTTGACCAAGCTCCCCAAATCTGAGTCTTCCACTCCAAGTAAGGTCTTTGTGATTCACAATGACCCTCTGTGAAGTGTGCCGCATTTGTACGGTGGACAATGCGTCCATCCCCTAACATTGAACCCACCAAAAGGGATTTCAACCGTCCCTCTATGGGTGGTACGTCATGCCTTTCCCACCTGGCTACAACATCGATGTTGTAGCGTCGTCTCCACGCCTGAACCCTCTTGATCGTCGCATCCGGAAGTCTGGCAGCTACTTCAGCATCCGTTAGCTTCTCATCCCTCACAAGGCGACGAAGTTCATCGGGAGACACAGGGCAATCAATTGCTCTCATCAGGCAGTTGGTTACACATAATGCTCTATTATGCAAACAGAAAGCAAAAAGCCCCAGTTTTTTAGACTGGGGCTCCTCACAACTTTCAGGGTAAAAACCCTGAGAATCAGGCTTCAGCGAGTGATTGAGAGGCGAACCAAACCACGGGGGTTGAAGGCCCCAATGCCTAGGTTTTCAAAGACTGAGAAACCAATTGTGCGTGCCTTCGGGTCGTCTGCCGAAAGAACCGTGAGTTCCGTACGAACTGGGATGCGACCGAACATTTCCGGCTCGCAGCAAACGTACACAGTTCCGACTGGTACGAGACGGCTCGTGATGACCTGAGCGCCCCAGAGGGTTGCCTGAAGGCCTGTCTTGAGCAATGTCGCCTGGCTCTCGATGTCCAGGATGTCGCGACCGAACTTGCGGATATCCGCATAGTCACGTGCGTTCATGTACACGCGAGCAACACGAAGATCGTGACGCTCAACGAGTGCGAAAGCGTCCGCGAGGACTGCGCCTGTGATTGGTGCGATCACAGGAATGTCAGCATTCAATCCGCCTGGAAGCGAGTCGAAACCATTCACTGCGATTGCGTCAAGAACTGCGAACACGCGCTCATCTTCAGCTGCCTGAATCATGGAGCGAGCGAGATCCTGAGCACGTTCAATGAGGTCGAAACGACGCTCCTTGATCTGCGTGAGGGGAATCTCTGGGTTCGATGCGATCTCGAAGAGCGGGAAAATCACACGACGTGGCTTGGTGATGGCAAGAATGTTCTCGCCTTCCTCGCCGACCACATACGCCGTAACGTCTGGGTCCTTGTCGTAGATTGGAAGCGCTCCGTCTGGAAGCTGTTCGACCAAGAAGGTCTTACGGCCTACGGACATGTAGTCGCGGCGTGTGCGGAGCGGCTGCGTCATCGATGCAGCGAGCTTGTTACGGCCCGAAGCAGTCTTGAGGTAGTCGCTGATGATCTTCTGCTTGACAGCGTTGTTGACGTTGGTAGTCATGATGGTGTCCTCCTATTCGCGATCAGACGCGTGCGTCGTATACGACCTCAGTCTGCACTGAGTCGGGGACCATCTTGAGGATGCCCAAGGTCTGGGACGCTGCGCGTCCGTTTGTGACTTCGAGCGAGAAGCCCGAAACGTCAAGCGAAAGTGGCGTGCCAGCGTTGTCAACGTGGCGAGGCATGAGGAACCCGTTCACGGATGCGATGAGGTCCTGGCCTGTGGCGTAGGTGAGTGAAGCACCTGCCCCGAGTGGTGCAACAGCGATGAGAGCTTGCGTCTCATACAACTTGTTGCCATATGTACCCATGCCGGATACATATGGACCCTTGTTCGACGCGGACGCCGGAAGGTTCTCGTAGGGGTTTCCAGCTGCGTTGTTGATGAAACAGCCAAGTGGACGCGTGTTGAATGCGTTCGTTGCTGAAACAGCAGAGGCAGCTACGGTTACAGGCCCGCCGATGAAGTTGGCTCCAGCATCGGGACGCGTAAACGCGACCGAACCAGAAAGAATACCGAAGACCTCAGTGAGGGCTCCAGGTGATGTGGAAATGGTTCCAGCTGTGCGAACGATCGATGGGTTCTGCTGACGGAAAGCATCATCGGTAAGAACTCCAACGGTATTACGAATACCGACGTGAAGAATTCTTAGCGCGCTGCTGGATTCCGTCCACCCACCGCTCGCCTGTCCAAGCAAAGGCATAATTGCTCCTGACTCTGCTCCCTGTTGGGAGAGTGGTGTTTTGGGGACTTCTAACCAAACCCGTTTTGGACCATCCGTAACGGTTGACAGGACAACTTCTTTGTGCCCGTCACAAGTAAGGAGTCGGTATCAGAGCAAAAACGAGATTGTTGAAAGATTTTTTCAACCCAAAGAAAAAAGGCCAGAAGGGGTGTCCTTCTGGCCTTCCAACTGCTGGTTTCGTGCTGAAATCAGCTACCGAAAACCTTGCTCACATCTGGCGAAGACGCCCACAACTTGGAGAGATCCGAGATCTCAGCCGATGCTGTGCGAGTTGAGGAAACAGAACCCAATGTCTTTGGTCCCGTTGATGCAACTCGTGGCTTGGGGCTCAAACGAGCTGCCTTCTTGGCAGCTTCCTTGGGATCTTCCTTCGGCTCGTCCTTCGACTCTTCCTCTTCAGCAGCCTTCTTGGACTTCTTGCCAGCAAACTTGTTGCCGTACACAGCCATCATCTCATCAGCACTAAGACTCTCGTCCATGCTGTCATCCATGAGAGCCATTGGATCATCTCCAAACTCTTCGTCCAGGTACTCATCGTCCATCAAGTCAGCAAGAACGCCGCCGTCTCCAAGACCTGCCTTCTTACCAGCAGCCTTGTCCTCGTCGTCTTCGTCCTCGTCGTCCGAAGCTTCCTTGTCAGACTCTTCCTCTTCATCCTCAGACTTCTTGGAAGCTTCCTTGTCAGACTCTTCCTCTTCGTCCTCAGACTTCTTGGAAGCTTCCTTGTCAGACTCTTCCTCTTCGTCCTCAGACTTCTTGGAAGCCTTCTTGGCCTCTTCTTCCAACATTGCAGAGAGGAGTCTTTCATCCTCATCCTCGTCAGTTGCAGAACGAAGTTCAGCAGCCTTCTTCTCCCAATGCTCGGCCTGACGTCGGAAGTGAGCAGCCTTCTTTGCTGCCTCCTTGTCGTCATCCGCATCCTCATCCTCGTTCTCGTCTTCGGCCATCTTGACAGCCTGGACACCTTCATCAACGTCATCCTCATCAACCATGAGGTCGTCTGCAAGCAGGTCTTCAGCTGAACGTGGTGGCGTCAACGTCGAGTTGGCTCCCTTCTGTTCTGCAATACGACCCAACATTGCCTGAATCTGACGGTCGGAAAGATTCATGAAGTCCAAAGCTTGGTCTTCGATCGCATCAACGGAAGCCTTGCGGCCCAGCATTGCTGTTGCGATACGGATGCACTTTGCAGCCTTCTGCTGCATCGCAGCCTGAAGATTGCGACTTGCAGCCTTGGACCCACCTGGGAAGTAGTGAGCGGGGTCCGTTGCAGGATGACCTTGTGGCTCCTGCATTCCAGGATCCGCAGGAGGTGCGGAATTTGGGTATGGACCTGGGTGCACGTCCTCGCCCCACGACGAAGGATCTCCAGTCATGTACTTGTCAGCGCTTGGCTCAGGCTGATAAGCAGGATGGTTTGTACCCTCATTTGGAGTTGCGGGAGGTGCGGAGGCAGTGTGTGGGTTACTACCCCAAGTGGTTCGGCGACGTGTCATGACTTCTCCTTGGATCGAATTTCGGCAATTCGCCGAGCGGTTTGATAGGTCCCTAGCAAGGAAGTCAGACGAATCATTGTCTGAGCTTCCCCGACGCTAAGTTCTTGGCCTCCGAGAGCAGCTCTCGCAGCCTTGAGGAATTGATCAAGATCCCGATAAGTATCTCGGGCTCCAACCCTTAGTGATGCTCTATAGAGAGAAACGGGAACTTGAATACCAATTTCTTGATTCAAGGTAGCTACCCGATTCATCAAATCGGCATCACATGTAGAAGCACCCAGAATTGTACGTAGAGAAGCCACATAAGCTCTCTTTGCCAATCTAGCCTGCTTCACCAACGTGTTGTTGGGGGCATCAGACGAAGGAAGCTGAGCTTCATCCTTCTTGGGTGTCAACTCAGACTTGAGTTGCTCCTTCAAGTTTTCGAGAACGAACTTCTTGAGTTCGGTTTCGATCCCACTCAATGGAGAGCTACTTGATGGTACAGGGGATTCGGCTGCTTCAGAAGGCTCCTCGTCACCCTCAAACATGTCAGCACTCTTTGCACGAGCAGACTTCTGAAAAGACAGGTCTGGAACATCGTGACGGGAGGTGTAGATCTCCTGTATCCTGTTCCCAACCTTAGCCTTCCCGGCCTTAGAATCCACAGTGACTACATTTCGAGCCACAGCACCTGTGAAAGCAGGTAACTCCACCCAAGAGGCTTCAACGAAAGTCACGCCTCCGGAAGGGTCAATGGATTCATCCCCGCACAACTCCGCAACACGGTACTTGTGACCGTCCTCCGCAATGAAGGTGTTCCCCTTCTCATGTCGAACGTGATCACAGAACTCAGTCTCATCAGCAGCCCAGTGACCACACCTGGTGCAAGTGCTGCCCTCAATAGAGCATCCCATTGAGAGGGTGGAGAGGTCCCCTGACTCAATCCTCTTGCATAGCTCTTCGTGCTTTCGATCGTTCGCAACAAGAATGTCGATGTAGACTGAATCCCCGACATCCCGAGCTACTGCATCGAGAATACGTCCCTTGCTTAGCTCCTCAATCTGAACGTGCTCAACAAAGGAATGTGCCCCAACGAAAGTTGGGTAGGATTTGAGCAGGACGTTGCGGGCCCAGGAATCCTGATTGTTGTTGATGAACTTCTCGCACTCTGCTTTGATGCGGAATGCTGTAGTCTTGCGAACAATCTTCTTCCCGTTCTCTGTCGTAGCCCCAAGCTTTGCTCTGGGGACATCTACAGTGTCAACGGAAGCTACAATGGTCGCATGCGTCAAGAGGAACTTAGACGGATCAAACTCCGCATTCAGTATCTTCGACGCCTGATCTACGATGTCTCTACCCGCCCGAATGTTTCCGCTGGCTACTCGGACCCTATCCCAATCACGAACGTGGGGAGTGGTCGCCCTAGCTTTGGCGTAACGCAAGAATGCCATAATCAGATCTCCCCTAAGAGGCGATGTCTAAGTTGGTGAGCCTGAGAGATCTTCCGACGAGTTTCCTCAGAAAGAGGACCTCTCTTCTTCCCAAATTGAGCCTGAGAAATCTTCCTACGAGTTTCTTCAGAGCGTTTCAGTCCTGTCAATGCTTCTGAGACCTTCTGACAGGTGGTTTCGGATCTTGGGATCCCAACTCTTCTTTGTGCCGCAGCCCGAAGATTTTCAATGTGTTCCTGAGACATGGGTCGTTTCTTACCTGCCCAGGGGCCAGGTTTACCCAATTTAGCCACTGACATCTTTCGCTTGGTCTCATTGGACATTGACGAGACTCCAAATGGATCGATCGGTTCCAGGTTGTACCCAAATCTACGATCAAACACATTCAAGAGATTGCAGTAAAAACCTTCTCGCTGAGACAAAAGCGTAGGATCAGAAACTTCTTCCAGAACCTCAAAACGAAAGGACTGCTCACCATACTTTGACCAAGCGGACTGAAGCGCTGGGTTACAATGAACCCCACGACGTAAAGCAGTCCTATGGGTCCCCCATCGAGTTCGAAAAAGAGATGCCTTTCCTACATAGACCTTACCGTCTAAGAGGTTGAGAATCTGATATATCCCAGACTTGGAAGACATCACTCCCCCATCCCAATGACATCTCCACGACGTATCATGAACAAGCAATCCCTACAGCAGTAGAGCTTCTCATTCCTCCCATCCTCACGTTTGTAGATTACGCGAGTCAGCCCAACCCCTTCGCAACGAGGGCAAGATGGTACTTTAGACTTTTGCTCTGACCGTGTCATACGGTACTTGCGGTCTGGTGAGTCCCAGTACAGAGCCTTTTTGACAAAGGCCTCTAGGACTCGGCTTTCAGAGGCTACAGCACCTCTAAACAAAGCCTCGTTTGTCAGGTCATCCCGTTCATCTTTTGCAAGAGGACCAGGACCACCCGAGACAGAGACCGTTGGAGTTCCTCCAGGGACAGAGTCCGCTGCGAAATCTCCAAAGTTCTCGAAAGATTCAGACTGGTCAATGACCAAGTCTTCCACAGGATGCCTTGAAGACCCGTATGGGAACTGTACGTCCACCATTCCAATCGCAGGCCACACTGCAACGACTGTCCCCCCCGTTGCAGGGTTACCTCCTAGGAAGGAGTACACACGATCGCCCACAGCAAAAGCAGTTGCTCTTGCCTGAGTATCCACATAGGCGATACGGGGGGAAGTCAAAGTCACTTTCCTTCAAAGAGACCAAAGAGGGATGCAGTCTTCTCAGACTCGTCCTCCTCCTCATCCTTCTTGTCGTCCTTCGGTGGGAATGGGTTGACACCCTTCTCAGGCTTCCCTGCCGTCTTGGACTCGTCCTTGTCTTCCTTCTTCTCGTCCTTCGGTGGGAATGGGTTGACACCCTTCTCAGGCTTCCCTGCCGTCTTGGCCCCACGCTCAGAAAGAACTGTGAAAGCAAGCTTGCCTGCTTCCTTTGCCACAAGGCTCGCGAGCTTCGGGTCCACACCAGAACCAAGGGATCCACTCATCTGCTTTGAAGCAAGTTCTGTGAACTTCTGCTGTGTGAACTCACCATTCATGAATGGGTTGTTGGGGTCCATCTCAAGAGGACCTGGGACGGTCTCCCCAATCTGAGCTGGGTTGTAGAAACCAGCAACTCGACGCTCAATTGCGTCTGAGAGCAGGTCACAACGTTGTGCAAAGTCTGCTGCTACCTTGGCTGGAATGCCAAGAGATGCGGCATGGTTTTCGAACAACGATGCGATGTTGTCCAGGCTGGCGGTAACACGACGCGCGCCCTGTACAGAAGCCTTCTTACCAGTAGTCATTGAGTCTCTCCACGCTTGTTGCCAAGCATCGTTTGGGAAAAGGGTGCAGAGACACCCTACCTTCAGGTCTTGGAATAGCCGAATTACCTAGATCAGAATCAAAGACCTTGAGCTATGAAACGAAGGGCTACAGAACCAGCCATGGCTCCAACCTTCTTGTAGTTGAGGGACATGTCGTCGTCCTTTGTGTCAATGTCTGAATCTTCAGAGTCAATTCGATGCTTTCGAAGATCTTGACGTGGTGGTTTCTTCTTCGGGCTTGGCTTGATGAGCGCGGCCGCAGACTCGTCATCTCTCTCAGCCTCACTCTTTGTGGCTTCTTTGAAGACCGAAAGAACCGTCCCATCCTTCATGTACGTGTCTTCCATCTTCGGTACTAGATAGTCCGACCGGAGAGTTGCCTTCTCATGACCCACGATATCAGCCACCTCTTCCAAGGCTTCAGCGAACTCTTCCTTGAGGATCTTGTCTCGCTCTTTCCTTGCCTTTGGGAGTTTAGGCCCTCTTCTCCGCTGCTCCTTCAGGGCTCGACACATCTCCTGGTTAGCTCGAAACCCTCGGATGTCCTTTGCTGTGATATCGAATTCACTCAGGTAGTCATTCACGTCCTTGGATTTTAGAGTGAACTCCCCATCGCTAAAAAGGCAGTCGTCTCCAGACTTCCCCTTCGCCAACTCTCGAAGAATCCTAACAACAGGTGCTGTGGTGACTCGCTTCTCGTGGTCCACACCAGACTTCCCCACGTACTTGAATACAGCCTCTCCCTTTGAGAAACTCAAATGCTTCTTCCGCCATCCAGTCACTCCAAAGTGACCTTCCTTCGCAGAGGTGTCGTTCCCTACTCGCTCGCAGGTCTCATCGATCAGAGCAGCAGCAAGAGCTGGGAGACGTACCTTGGAATCCTTGGAGGATAAGTCCGTGCGAATCTTCTTTCGCAGGTCTCCCATGTCCTTGCGTAGATTCTCTACACGTTCAGCCTTCTCGTTGTGGCGATTCGCTACTTGACGATCGCTGTACTCGTAGTGGACGTTTCCGTCTTCGTCCTTCTTCTTCGACTTGTACCGAGCCGCAACTCTGATTGGAGAAGCCTGCTTCTCTTCCAGTAACTCATTGGAACAGATGGCTTTGTGAGCCGCAACAGTGATGAGATGGGGAGTGCAAGCAATGCCCCTGGACTCAACCCAATCCGAGAACACCCGTAGATGTGTCTCACGATCTTCCCATATTGAGACACCTCTAATTGAAGGCATCTCGTCAAGGATTTTCTTGATGGTGTTGACCTTGAAAGTCTCTGTGGGACCACCTGTGGAAAAGTAGACCTCAGGGAACTCCAGACCTACTTGCTTGAGGAGTGACTTCACACGAAGGGAGAACTTGGGTATCCGCCCCGTCAGCAATACAGTACGTACATCAGTGTTTGCCAAAGAACGCTTGGCGTCCTGAACAACAGAGTCATTCCACCAATCTGATGGTGGTATCTCTGGCACACAAGGTTCAGACAAAGAGTTGAGGTTTCCCCACCAACCCTTGTCCCACCAATCTGGTTTCTCAGGGCTCTTGAAAAGAGTCCTGTCAAAGTCAAAGATGTGAAGTTTGATAGGTCGCATAGGAGTCAGCGAGGTTGATGCTTTGAAGTGTGAGAAGCAAGTCGAGCAAGACTCACCTCAGCTACAAAAAAGGACAGAGGAGTACGCATCGAGGCGAGTCTTGATTCCTCAGTCATCTCTCGGAGATCAAAGCACTCTGGAGCGAACTCCTTCCGAACCTTGCGAAGTTCTTGTGCGATGTCCCTAGGCTCATCCCCATCTATCCATCGCTCTTGAAGCTCACGAACAAATTCCGCCTTCTCATCCAGAAGATGGAACCACTTCCCCTTGGTGTCGAGAGACAATGCCTCCTCGAACAGAGCTTCGATTGTCAGGAAGTGCTTTCGAATGCAGTCCTGACAACGCTTTCGTTCATTGTTGAGGTGGTCCTCCAACAATGCACTCTGCTTGCACACCTCTCTCAGGTTGTAGAGAGGGTGCATGATGGGGAGCAGATTGTCGCCCGCCTGTCTGGAATTAGTTCTCAAAACCTACCTCACACACTGATCTCAGATAGGAATCGAACCGAAAGCAGATTAGAACCGACCCTCATCCTTCTCAGCAGGTTTTTTGTAGTCCAGTCCAAGTTGCTTAGCAACAACCTCAGCAACATTTGAGTTCTCAGCCAACATCCTACCTACCTCACTGTAGATTGAACCTAGAGCGTCATTGAACTTGCTGTCATTGACCGTGAAGAGATCCTTCTTGAGTTTCTCACGTGTAGTGTAGGGGTCGATGTTCAGCAGCTCCAAGATGATGTCAATATCCAAACTTCCCTTCTGGTACAGATTGAACAGTGCATCAAACGTGTCTGCATTGTCTCGCAAAGCAAGACGTGTGAAAGACAGACTTGGGACAACGACTACTTCATTGCCGTCCTCGTCCTCTTCAATGAATCCCATCCTACGACACATGGGCTTGAGGAAGTTGTTCTCGATCATGTCTTGGAGAATCTCTCGAAGAAGCATGTACCGAGTGTTGATGACCTCTAGGTTGATCCTGTCCCCAGAGTAGCTGGACTCACCAGAGAGAAGGCTTTCGGTGACTCCCAACCCAGCGTATAGCTGACGGTCTGTCAACTCATATTCACCAGAGAGTTCAAGAAGTCGTTGCTGACTTCCCATCTCCTCCCAGTGGATCTCAAAGTTCGTGATGATCGAGTAGTCCGGGTCTTGAAGAGCTAGCTCCACCTGTCCTCGAATCTCCTCCACGTCTACAGCACTGGCGTCCTCAGCCCACACAAGACGAATGGGCGTCATGTGACGTGAAGCAATGCTTGTCTGAGCTTGTCTGAGCTTGTCACGGTAAACCAAGATTCTAAGACAGCGTTCAAGGATCGAGTGCCCACGAGGCTCATACTGGGACTTCTTTCTGGCCATGTAGTAGACAAAAGACCCCGCATCAGGATTAGTGTTCAGGGGTATGTTGGCACCTTCCCGAATCGAGGTGACCACAGACTCAGGCATTGAGTCAACAACCCTTTTTGCGTTAGGGTCACCACTATCTGATCTGGAAATGACATCCTTTGTCTTCGAATCAGGAATCAACTCAATGAGCTTCTCGTCTGTGAACGGGAAAGACTCCATGTGTATCTGCTCTGGAGGCAGGACTCGAATTGCAGACCACCCCTTGAAGTTCTTGCGAAGCCACTTGCTAGCCCGCTCTGCCCAATCCTCTCGCTGCTCGTAGCGTTCCACAGGATGACCAGTCTCCGAGTCTATCTCTCGAATCACTTCATCTGTGATTTCCCTGGGCATGTCTGGAGAATTGTCCTCACAGAAAACGAAGACCTCCCCTAGTAGGTTGTAGTCATGGACAATTTCAATCATCCGATGCAGGAGACCAATGTCCTTGGCCCACTTGTTGCAAAATCTCAGAGAAGCATCCGCAATCGCTTTGTTGCGTGCAACAGGTTGGCTGAACCTAAGCTTTGAGAGCGGTAGTTCTGTGTGTAGGTCTACCGCTTGACCCACGAAGGGCTCGGCACCGTAGAAGAAGCGGTAGTAGTTTCGCTTCTCGTCCGCAGACTGGGGAAGCTCCAGGAAATCGGTGGAGAGTTCTGGAGAGTAGAAGTTACCGCCTGAAGCCGCAGACGTGCCCCCAGTTGCCGGATAAGCCACCTTGGCTCGCATAGCACTGGTAACGATGCGTTTTGGCCTACCAGTCTCCACGTTGGCACGTTTGCCAATCCTCTTGACCTCAGTGGCTTCTTGCTCGCGCTTAGTTGTAGGACCGGAGGAAGGTGTCTCCACAGACGCCTTTTTTGAGATTCTACGAACCTCACGGCCTTCTTGATTCTGAGTTTGCTTACGAGTTGCCATCAGTCACTTTCCGTATCAAGTCTTTGATGGTGACTTGAGAATAGACGCAGAATCCACCTTGGAGGTTGGTTTGAGACCAGACTTGGGTATGGGCTTAGGGATTGACTCTTCGCTAAGATCTACGAAGCTCCTATTCACCTTACGGACATCCATGATTGAGGCTAAAATCCGTTTCAGATCTCGGGCCACTTTTCGTGTGCGGAGTTTCTCTAACCTCTCCACAACCGACTTCTCATGTTGCCCACAATCCCTGAGAGCATCCAAGACAACACGTTCTGCCTCTTTGAGATGTGCAGAAACCTTCTTGTCAATGGATTCTTTACTCACGGATCACCTTACCATGAAGGGGCTGGCGTGAGATACTTGTTCTTGTGTGCAACACGAACCACCTTCTTGAGGAGTCGTATTGCATCCACACCACCATCGAAGACCTGATCCCACTTCCCGCCAGCACGGTTGAAGACTGAGATGATCAGGTCATACTCCTTGGGGATGTGCAGAACATCATAGGAAGACAAGAGTGTCTTCAAGATTCTGTAGTCAGCCCTACTTGGCGTAAGAGGGTCGATCTTTGCGTGTCTCATCTTCTTCTAGGGCCTCCCATAGACCCATTAGGCCCACGGGGAATCATCCTAGACTCGTGACTACCACTTCTCAGGAGTCGTAGTCGCGATGAGACTACAGGACTAGTACCAAAGTGACCGGATCCACCTAGTGGGAGACCTGACTTTGACAAGTGCGGCTGCTTCTTCAACCGATTGCTTGCCAGCCATACCATGCGAATCAGAGCGTCCGAACGGTCGTCGTGCTTCCCCTCAATGTTGGGGGCTTCAACTGTGGTGATGTATTTGGAGTGGTACCTAGCTTGAAGCTCTAGGAGTTCCTTGATGTAGTCACAGTGGTTCTCATGTTGTGGAATTGGGAAGTCGTAGAGTTCAAGACCCTGATCCCAAAGCATGTCCTTGAAGTTCTGGTACATCTGAGAAGCCAATGGCTTTGTGATGTGTTCCGAGTTCATCTGAGTCAGACCTCGTTTTTTGAGAGCCTGCTCAAAGGGGATTCCAGACCACTGATCGAAAATACCCTCAGCGAGGTAGAACTTTTTGCTGTACTCCTCCACCCAATCAGCCACGTCGTCAAAATCTAGGCGGAGCTTGTCTGCGTACTTTCCTTCCCCAGCCTTGATCTGATCAATAAGGTCAGCTCGGATTTTCCCAGTCTCAGTGATGTGACCAATGGCAATGGCCGTACCGTCACCCACAAGACCCAAGTCCAAGCCCAAGAAATGAGGCTTACGAGAAACCCCTCGAAATACAGGACGAAGATCCTTGTGGATACAAGCAGTGAGATCTTCCTCACGCTCAATCCAGCCACGAGTACGGTCTGTGAACTCTCCGCCGTACTCAGTGAAGAAGACAGCAGGGTCCTTGAGGTAGTGCTTCTCGAACTCAGAAGCTGGAATCGTTGGGTTCACTTCCCAGGTTGGCGCCTGGATACAGAGCATGTTCTTCGAGACAGTTCCACCCCCCATGCCCATCTGGAAAAGCTTGTAGAACAGACCTTGACGTCCAAGAGGACTGGAAATCAGAATCACGCGCGCTTCAACGGGACCCGTTGGAACTCGGTTGTCTGATGGGTCTTTGGGTGAGTACGCGGACGTAGATGGAACAACAGCGTTGTACACTGCGTCAGCCGATGACTGTCCTGCATCTGTAAAGTGGGCTACCTCGTCAAGGATGACGACGATGTTACCAGCACCACGAAGACCCTTCGCGATACAAGATCTGAAGGTGACTTTGATGGTCGCCTTTGCGCTCTGGTTGTCGGCGAAGCTCCCATACCTCTCGATGTCCTTAGGCGTCTGGAAGCGCGCGTAGGACATGGTGTTGTTTGCTGTGTATGGAGCAAAGAACGCGCAGTT